GGTGGCAGACGCGCGGCGAGCGGCGGCGGATGCGGTGGGGATTAAGCTGCCGAATAGAAAGGCGGGTGGAGCGTGACAAAAATCACCGAGGCCCAATTCCAGGCGCAAGTGCTTCACCTGGCCAAAATGTTCGGTTGGCGGACGGCACATTTCCGACCCGCGAAAACGTCGCAAGGTTGGCGCACGGCGGTCCAGGGGGATGGCATTGGATTCCCGGACTTAATTCTTGTTCGCAAGGAAATGATAGTCGCGGAACTCAAGCGAGATCGGACGTGCAAAACTACGCCGAATCAGGACGCATGGCTTGAGGCTTTCCGATTCGTGCCGGGGGTGCTGGTGTATCTTTGGACTCCTGAGGATTGGGACGAGATCGAGAGGGTTCTTCGATGACTCGCGTTTCCCCAACCCCGCTGATCTGTCCCGTTTGCCGGCGAACACTATACCGCCGGCGAATGATCCAAGGGGTCGAGCGGCATAAGTTGCCGGACCATTCGGCGGGGCGAGAGGATCGTCACTGTCGAGGGAGTAAACTTTTTGTCAGGGTGGAGAAAGATCAATGAATAAGACTAATATCGAATGGGCAACATTAAGCGCCAACCCACTGAAATACCGCCGCAAGAGCGACGGAAAGGTAGTGTGGGCGTGCGTCAAAACTAGTCCGGGCTGCGCGCATTGCTACGCGGAATCTATCGCGTTACGCTTCGACCGAGGCCGGCTGTTCAGCGCGAAGAACATGGAGGAAGTGGAACCTTTCCTGGACGAAAAAGAACTGCAAAAAATCCTGACCGCGAAGACAATCGGTGGCGTGCCTGTGTCCGGGTCGAAATGCTTCCTGGGAGACATGACAGACGTGTTTGGCGAGTGGGTGCCGGATGCGTTGCTGGATCGGCTGTTTGCGGTGATGGCCTGTCGTCGTGATGTGACGTTCCAAATTTTGACGAAGCGGGCGGAGCGGATGGCGGAGTATTTCGAGTCACGATCCAAGAGCGCAAAATTCTGGAAAGACGCGGCAAACTCTTTCGGATACTCTCTCGAATTCCAAGGCATATCTCTTGTGCCTTTCCCTCTACCTAACCTCTGGCTTGGCGTCAGCGTCGAGAATCAGGAGCAGGCCAACAAAAGAATCCCGCACTTGCTCAAGGTGCCGGCGGCGGTGCGGTTTTTGAGCGTGGAACCGATGCTGGGGCCGGTGGAGTTGCGCCGCATTCCGGTGCCGACATACCCCGGCGTCAAATTTGATTCTCTACTAACACGCGGGAAAGGCGCGTGGGGGACCGGCGCTCGCATCGACTGGGTAGTATGCGGCGGCGAGAGCGGCCACGGGGCCAGGCCGTGCAACGTGGAATGGATTCGCTCCATCGTGCGGCAATGCCGCGAGGCTGGCGTGGCGTGTTTCGCGAAGCAGTTGGGGTCGAGGCCGGTCGAATCTCTTGCGACATTCGATTTCAAGCGGTGGCCTGCTGAAACGGCCTGGGGTGAGCGAGATGGCGTGGCGAGCATATTTGTTGACGACCCCAAAGGCGGCGATATGTCCGAATGGCCGGAAGATTTACGAGTGAGGGAGTTTCCACAATGACCGCCGGCGGTTGTGTTTATCCGATCCGTGATGGAGAGCGAGTTAATTTCGAGTCAGTTATAAGGATGGGATTGCGATGACTAAAAAAATGCTCCGTGTTCATGTTCGTTGGATTATCAATCGCGATATTCCTGAGGTTCTCCAAACGGAGCAACTCAGCTTCGACATTGCCTGGTCCGAAGAGGACTTCCGCCACTGCCTCCGCCAACGCAATTGCATCGGCATGGTCGCCGAGCATAGCGAGAAGGTCATCGGCTTCATGATCTATGAGCGGCACAAAAGCCGCCTGCACATTCTCAATTTCGCCGTGCATCCGGACTGGCGTCGCGTGAATGTGGGCACGCAGATGTTGGCCAAACTCGTCAGCAAACTCGCCAGCCTCGGCCGCACTCGCATCACGCTGGAGGTGCGAGAGAGCAACTTGGCCGCTCAACTATTCTTCCAGAATCAAGGGTTCTGCGCCGTCCGCGTCCTTCGCGACTTCTACGAGGACAGCGGCGAGGCGGCGTATCGGATGGAACTTTAACGAAAGGGCGTTATCATGCCCGGAAAAGTAAACCTCGCCCCGCGCCAGTGCGTCGGCTGCAAACGCAACTTCATCCGCCGCGAGGATGAGGCACCGGACAAATTCCGCCTACGCAAATACTGCGGCGCCGTGTGCAGGTACAAACGCGACAAGTCCGGCGACAAAAAGCAGATCCGGGAATCGACGTTTATCGCTCCAGACGCTGGCACATGCCCCGAGTGCGGCGAACCTATTCCTCCGCAAAAAGCGCCGAGCGAGAAGCCGCGGCGGACATGCGGGCGGGCGGAGTGTGTGCGGGTGAAACGGCGAAACGCGATGCAGCGATTTTTTCGGTCGAGGGCGGGGACGTATACCCCGGTTGCTGGCATTGCGGGGAGAACGGGATTCGGGAAAAGGAAAGGGTAGGTGCGTCGTGAAAGGTAAGCCGATAATAATCCGCAAACAGGAACTTTCCGACATCGTGGCTGCGCATTTGGCGCGTAAGTTTGGCCGCCATTTTAGCGGGGTGGTGGTGTGGAAAATAAATCTGGATGCGGAGATGGACGACGGATTGCTGTGGGTTGAAGTGACCGAAGAAAAGGAAAGGGTAGGTTCGTGATGGTTGGTGGAATGATGATTCCCAAGAAACTATTAACGAAAGGCGGTGCGTGATGAAGTGTGAACACGGTCCCGACTGCTCTTTGCCGCGATGCCGATCCGGGCTTGACACGAAATTCACCGACCGGGAATGCGCGGCTTACGAGTGGGCTTTCACTCGTGTTCCTTGTTGGGTTGTTGATCTGCTGACAAAGCAAGTTCGCGACGGCAAGGGACGTGAGTTCAAAAACCTGATCGAGTTCGCGACATTTCACGGATGGGATGGTTGAGGCTTTTGATTGAATAAATATCGAACCATGAAAGGCGGTGCGTGATGGCTTTGGAATGGACACATTGGATTGACGCCGAAGACGGCGATACCTGGCAAGCGGGTGCATGGCAAATTCTAATTGACGGTAAAAAGAAACGGTTTTTTATCTATGGAGTGAGCGAAGATTTTGCGTCTTTCCTTGAAGCGGAAGCCTATTGCGAGGCCGAAGCCAAGCGTCTGCCGCCGGTGCCGATGCCCCAAGCGGGCGAGGTGTGGAGTCCGGCAGATACAAAGGAATTGCGGCGGGTCTTTTTCAAGACCGATCCAGGCATCCATTACCAAAGGCTAAACGGCGGCACATACAGAGTAATCGAAGCTGAATGGCAATCCTGGGTTCGCGAATCCGGTGCCGTGCGGATCGACGGGCCGCGCGAGCCGAGCGAGATTGAGGCTGAGTTGCGAGATGGGTGGCGCAAGGCGAGAATCGAGAATGAGGAACTGAAGGTTGAGCTGCGGGCGGTTAAGCACAACCGATGCGATGCGTGCGGGGCTAAAATAATAGACAATTGTGCGAGGTGTGGAGCGCCACAATGCTGCCCGCAATGCTGCCGAATCGACTGGACTGAAAAAGTATTGGAGGCCGCTAACAGGGAACGCGACGCATTGCGGGCGGAGTTGGAAACGACAAAAGCCGCGTTGGTTTCCGCGAGAGGGGAGGTTGGAAATCTGCGTCGGTCGGTCGGCATCGATGAGCTTAACGAAGCCAGAGCGGAACGCGACGCGCTCCAGGAGGCGACCGAGATCGCAGCGAAGGGGTTGGAGGAAATCAGCAACAAACGCTGCCCAGGCAGCTTTTTCGACGAGGTTAACAGGTTGCGCTTGGTGGCGAATAAAACTTTAGCCGCGATGAAGGCGGCGGCGGAAGAGGTGCAATCATGAATAATCAACTGTATCGTGTGAAGCCGTTGGAGTGGATTCTGACCGGCGGCATATTTTACACCCACACGATTGTCGGTAATTTCTCGGTGTGCCCGACTTCTGGGAAGGTGCGATTGTCGACCTGGACCGAAAATAATGCGAGGGATTGCCACGGTGAGGAGGACGGCAAAGCGAAGGCCGAAGCGTGGTATCTGGAGCGCCTACTACCGGCACTGGATTTGGCTGGCGAAGTCTGCACGCGTGGGGAATGCATGGTCCACGAGGCTGCGTCGCGAGTGAAGTTGCCGGATGTTTTCTCGGAGGCTGATAAATGACGATCCAAGAAGCGATTGACAAGATCCAGTCGATGGCCGTAATCGCCGAAACAAGCACGGATCGGCACTTGCGGTCATCTTACCTTTCGCCGCGCGATGCCGAAGCTCTGCGTCTCGCCCTTCGCGTTCTTCGCGGGCAGGAGATTGCGGAGCGGCGGGGGTGGAGACCGATAAGACAATGCGATTTGTGGTATCTTCCAGAACAGCACCCACTCTATGTTGATCGTGGTTCATCTACCCCAACCGACGCACTGATCGCGGCAGAGGAGTGGGTTGTCGCGAACGTCGAAAACCAATCGAAAGGGAATTGACTATGGAGATTTCCGACTTAATTCGAGAATCCCACGAGACCGCAAAGGCGAAAGGCTGGTGGAACCAAGAGCCTGCGAGGTCTTTACCGGAACAGATTGCGTTGATGCACTCGGAGTTGTCCGAGGCGTTGGAGGAATACCGCAAATTTGGTGTCGGAGGCGGGCACCATGGCGGGGCGGCGCACGGGACTGATCTTTACGACGGCCTTTCCTGCGAAGAGGGTGATGTTGTTATTCCCTTGTGGTCCGGGAAAGGTAAGCCTGAAGGGATTGCCGCTGAGTTTGCCGACGTTTTGATTCGCATCGCCGACACATGCGGCAAATATGACATCCCTCTTGAGGAAGCGTTGAAGGCGAAACTCGCGTACAACAAAACGCGACCGCATAGGCACGGCGGGAAGAAGTGTTGACGCGCGGGGCGGATGGGTTTGGATCAACGGACCGGTAACCAGAGAGCGCGTACCATCGGTCGCAGGACCAGCGAAGTAGGAAGGGACTTCCTACCATATTTGGGAGGGAATTTGCAAAATTGAGTGGTTGGATTTTGATTCGGCGGGCGTGTACAGGATAAAATGCGAGGGCGATGAACGAAAAACAGAAGTTATTTTGCGAAGAATACTTGGTTGACCTGAATGCAACTCAAGCCGCTATTCGCGCCGGTTATAGCCAAGACACAGCAGGCGCAAGCGGATTCCAGTTATTGAAAAATACTGAAATCAAAAGCTACATTCGCGCCGCACGCAACCGCTTGATAGCCAAAACACAAGTCGTTCAAGAGAATGTCCTTGCGGAGTTGTCGAGAATTGCGTTCAGTGATCCGGCAGACTTGTTCGATTCGGATGGGCAGCTTCTCAGCGTTCGCCAGATGCCAAAACGGGTCAGGCAGGCCGTGCAGTCAATAAAAATCTCTCGTAAAAAGGAAGGCGATGAGGTTGTCGAAACGAAGGAGATACGATTTTGGCCGAAGGTGACGGCATTGGAGAATTTAGCCGAACATCTTGGGTTGTTCCAAAAAAGGAAAGAGGAAACGGGGACTACTGTAAACATTTTGCAAGTGAACGTAGGCGAACTGCATGACAGCCAACTTGAGCAGCTTGCGTCAATCCTTGGGGGAAGTGTCCCCAGACGAATGGGAGAAATTGCGCCAACGGGTCGAAATGGAACGCTGCAGACGTAGCTTCCTTTATTTCGTCGAGACGTATTGCCAAGTGGAAGCGAAGGACGACGGCACCGGCGAATGGGTGCCGTTTACGCTCTGGCCGGCTCAACGCGATGTTGCGAACAGGATGCAGAACGAAAAGCTGCTTGTGGTCCTCAAGGCCCGGCAGCTTGGCTTGACATGGCTTTCCGTGGCGTTCGCGCTTTGGCTGATGGTGTTTCATCCGATTTCGACCATCCTCATGTTCTCGTTGCGTGACGAGGAAGCCAAGAAGTTGCTCAAGCGACTTCGCGGTATGCACGCTCGTTTGCCGCCTTGGATGCGATCCGGCGTGAAGAGTCGGCAAGGCAAGGTAGACAGTCAGCACGAAATGGAATTAGAGAATGGGTCGAGCGCTCAAGCGCTGAGCCGCGCGGCGGACAGCTACACGGCATCGCTCGTCGTTGTGGACGAGGCCGACCTGATCCCGACGTTCGGCGATTTGATGGCATCTCTCAAGCCGACCATTGCTGACGGTGGGCGGATGTTGCTCGTGTCGAAAGCGAACAAGGGAAAACCTAATTCGCCGTTCAAGGCGATTTACCGCGAAGCCCACGGCGGGAACGGGCAATGGAAGGCGATCTTCCTGCCATGGAACGCCAGGCCCGGCCGGACAGCGAAATGGTACGAAGAGGAAAAAGCGTCTTACGAGAAGACCTACGGGAGTTTGGACGATTTCCACGGCAACTATCCAGAGACGCCGGAAGAGGCGTTAAGCCCACGCACGCTCGACAAGCGAATCCCGTCCGCGTGGTTGCGGCAATGCTACGTCGAGACCAAGCCGGTTGACCTGCGGAAGATCCCGGCCGTCTTGAATCTCAAGAGCCTGACGGTTCCAGGCGTGAAGGTCTACAAGCTGCCGGGGCCGAAAACGAAGGCGGTTTGCGGGGCAGACCCGGCGATGGGCAACCCGACTTCCGATGATTCGTCCGCCGTGTGGATCGACCAAGCGACGGGCGAGGAATTGGCCGTCCTGTCCGGCAAGCTGGAAATGAGCGTCTTCGGCGGTTATGTCGCGGCGGTGTCGCGTTGGTACAATAAAGCCCCGGTGATGATCGAGGAAAACAACCACGGCCACACGGTTATCAAGCACATGCGGGACCACGAGAGCGATATCCCGTTATTGACCGGGCACCTCGGGCGCACGGGCTGGGTAAGCAGTCAGCTTGGCAAGGTTCTGCTTTACGATGGCGCGGCGGATGCGTTCAAGAACATCGAGACGACGATTCATTCCTTCGATGCGTTCTGCCAACTGGCGAGTATCGATGGGAACACGCTGCGGGCGCCGGACGGGGACCACGACGATTTGGCGGACGCCTATGCGTTGGCAATCGCTGGGCGTAAAAAAGCGGCTGCGTTGTGCATGGATGGTTTCCAAGGCGCCCGTCTTCGTTCCGGCATTGGAGCATTCCGTTGACCTACCGGCAAGATTACGTCATGGGGTGCGGCGAAGCGTACAAGGTATGGCTGCGGATTGATGAGGCGACGAAGGATACAAAGCGGACGGTGACGGCTTGGCATGAGGGGGAGCGGTATGTGTGCGCTGGGCAGATGGCTGATTTGTACCGGGCGTGTTCTGGCGGCGTTGGGGTGGTGATTGTGCCGGCCGCGTTCGTTTACAATGGGGTGTGGCTTTGGCGAGAAGGGGCCGTCGTGCGTGAGGCGGCGAAGTGGGGTGGATTACAAGGAGTGAAGTGATGGGCACGTTTGAAAATGTCGCTAGGAAAGTCGTTCGCGGGCTGGAAGACGGGAGCATCGTTCTCGGCCTGGCAGAGTCCTCCCCGGATGTTGTCATCATGGGGAAGGAGTTGACGCCGGAAGAGTCCGCAATGCTCAATGTCGCTTCGCCCAAGCCAATGAGCCTTTCTCCCGACAAGGAATACGTCGACCAGAACGGCGTGATGGTTCATGAATGGTTCTACACTACAGACTCCATACCGACCGAGTTCCCGCCGAGTGCGAACGGAATAAAACGGGTTTCGCGGTGCGTCCTTCACCGGGCGGACGGCATTTATGTGGTGGCAATAAAAGACGTTGGAGTCGTCACGCCAAAGGCAACCAAATGAGCAAGAAATCACGCGGGCGAAAGCGTCCCAGTCGCAAAACGATCAAATCGCGTTGTGAACGGGATCGCGAGCAATCGACGGCATGGCAGACGCGCAACCACTTGAGGCCGAAGCGGAAACACAAGTAGGCGGGATGGAGTGAGACTGCATTATAGCTACGCCAACCCCGCCCGGTATACCCGCACATGCTTCCCTAACCCAAACCCCGGATTCATCTCGTTAAAGTCCAACACAAGCCGCGCCGCTGCCGTGCTGACAGTCCCGAGCGAGCCGATAACCCCGGCGTCAATCCGCTGATCGTCCGCAGCGCCCAGCGACGTGTCGAACGGCGTCAGCAGGCACATGAACGGCGTGCCCGCCGACTTCGCGGTCAAGATGAGGTTGGACCCTGACCGCGACGGTGTGAGAGCAGATAGCTGCGGATAGGTGACGGCCGACAAGTCGAGCCATGCGGCAACGATGTTGTCGATCACTTCCGTTGTTGTCGTGCTGCCCGCGATGAACGTGTTCGTCTCGCCGAAGATATCGACCTTGATTTCGTCGGTCGCTTCCCATGTCCCGGCGAAGGCGTAGGTGTTGACCTGGGCGACACTGGCGACGGCTTGGTATGAATCGACCACCCGACCGCCGGAATAAACCTCGATGGGATTTGTCACGGCTTTTGTGCGAGCATCCCCATCAAACGTAAGCAAAGCCCCATCGCTGATTTCCGCGTATCCGCCAAGCGTCCCGGACGTGTTGTAGATGATCGACCCGCCACGGCAAAGAAGCGACGATACCGCCCCCGTGCCGTTGATTGTGACCGACCCGCCGAAGTTCTGGATGGCGGCTATCGCCGAATTCGTGGTCAAGTCGCCAGCGTGTTTGATGATGCTGGTCAAGGTGCAACCCGCGCCGGTGCGAACCGTGCCGCCGGTTTGGGTGAACGTCCCGAGCGTCGTCGTCTCGCCGCCGAACACGGCGAAACCAACCTCTCCGCCAAGGACGTTGAACACGTTGGCGGCGTTTGTGCCCTTTAGCAAGACCGCTTCGATGCCTTCATCCGGGCCGCTGTCCGATCCGAACACATTGACGGCGGCGGCAAGCGCTGAGCCGAAGTCCAACTGAACGCGGGTCGATCCATCCCCGTCCCGTGAACCGATATTCACGAGCGTTGCGCCCGCGACTTTTAAGTATCGAGGACGGTATTCCGGGTAAGCAGTCGCGTCTTCGTTGATTGGCGGCAGTCCGATCTTTGCCGACGTAGGAGCGTGGATCGTCAACGTGGTGATAGCAGTCAACGCTTCCAGGTTGTAGCTAAGCTCCACGTCAGGATCGTCAACCCAAAGCGTATCCCCGTTCGCCGGCAAAGCGAAGTCATCGTAATTTCTGGCCACGCCGACATCGGACGGGCCGCTATTCGCGGTCGAAATGGTGCCGGCGGAAGAAGCGCCGCCGTCAATCGTCCCTGATGCGGAATTTGTCGCCACGGTACAAATGATCGGTTTGCCAACGTGGTCGCCCTGAACGGTAAGCGTGAACGTATCGGCCCCGTCTTCCGTGGCCGCCGCCTCTGCGAACTCCGGATAAACGTCGGCGTCGAGCGCCGCCCATGCCGCAATCATGTTGTCAAGAATCGTTGTGATGACCGTACTGCCGGTGGTCATTGTGTACGTCTTGCTGCCCACGGTGAACGTAATCGTTTCGTTCGCGAGCCACGTTCCAGCGAGAACGTAATCGGTCGCTTGCGCGACGAGTGGAGCGCCGCCAGTGTATCGTTTTACGGCCATGAAATCTCCCTTTGAGTGTCCATTCCAGGGTATGGCGTGCAACTATTTTCCGACCTTGCTTGCGGGCATTGTTGCACGCTGTCAGATAGTTCCATGGCAAGCGTCGTTAAAGATTCCCTCTGGCCCGGTGTGTACCATCTTCCCGATGGCCGCATGTTTGAATGCAAGAGTCAAGAACTCTCGCATTATCAGACGCGGCTAAACGACATGGTCCGCGCCGGAGTGCCGATCCCGTTCAATTGGGAACATCAGGTCGATTCGCTGCCGAAGTCTCGCAAGGAAATCCAGCTTGCCCTCGCCGAGAAAACACGGTCGACTCTGGGATGGGCGAACGGCGCGAAGGTGCATGCCGATGGGTTCCTTGAAGCGAACCTGGAAGTACCCGACGACGCGGATCGCAAGCGACTCCCTTCCATTCGATTCATCTCGCCAACGATCAAGAAGGACTGGACGGACCCCAACGGCCGATTCTGGCCTGGGCCGTCGATCATCGAATTCGCGGCCACGTCGCGCCCTGTGCAGATGGGCCAACGGCCGTATCAGCTTTCCGCGAACCAAAACGATAACGGGCCGTGGTGCCTGTCGATTGTTCAACTTGGAGCAAATGCCATGGCCGAAGACCTTGACGACGTGACCACGACCGAAGAAGACACCGACACGAGCGGCGTTGATGATGCTGTCGAAACGCCGCCCGAGCCGGTGGTAAGTCCGCAAGCCGAGAAGATGGCCCAAGCCGTTGCGGCACTTGCCGGTATGGGCATCATTTTGGGCGAAGACGTGACGCCGAAGAACTTTCACGAGCGGCTTGTCGTTGCGTTGGCGACGAAGGACGCGCACGAGAAGAAGGATGATCCGGCGTCGGCGAATGGCGACCCGAACGCGCCGATTACGGAGGCATCGACCCCAATGATGATGAGCATGGCGAACCAACTCAAGATCCTCAAAGACCGCGCCGAGAAGGCTGAGGCCGTCATCGCGCAGGATCGCAAAAACACGGCGAAGCGACGTCTGGCCGGCCTAAAAGGTTTCGTGGCGGACGACGAAATCACCAAGCTATCGGCGGCTTTGGACAAAGAGCCGATCACGCTGAGCGCGGACGGGTTCTCGCCAACGATGGTCCAAATCGCCGCTTACGAAAAGGCGGCGAAGGCACTCGTCGCCGCCGGCGGCGGTTTCGTGAACCTGTCCCAAGAAATCACCGAGGCGGAACCGGCCATGTCCTGGGTCACGCCTCAAGACCGGCATGGCGATGTGACGCCGCCGGAAGAACGTGAAGCGGAAGGCGACAAGATTGCCTCGTACCTCACGCGAGGCAGGCACAAGGCGAAGGTGTAACCAATGGCGAATGCAGTGACGAACCTGAATCAGCAACAACCCAAAGCGAAGGCCGAGACGAAATCCGACTCGACCGACACCAGGACGGGGCACGACCTGCTTGCGTATCTCACGCAAACAGGAAGCGGCCCTGCCCGCCTCAGAAGGATCGGCGGGTTCCTACACGATAGCCCGAAGATTTCCGCCGAAGAACTCTATCGCGAGATGGAGGAAGCGGAGCCAGCGTTTTCGATGGGCACGCTGCAAAAGGCGTGTAAGTTCGTTTTCGGCGAACAGGCGGAGCCGACGACGCTGGTTCAATCGAATCCGGCGGACGAACTCGCCCGGTTGCGGAGCGAAAACGAAAACCTGAAACGCAGCATCGCCGACCGGGACGCCAAGAACGCCATGCTGGCGAAGCGGTTGGAACTTGAACGAACCAAAGTCGCTGACAACCTTCGCGCGATCGCGATGAACAAGCAAACCGTTTAACCATCCACCCTGAACCGTTTCGAGGATACGAAATATGACTATCGCCTATGGCGCTTTGCGGCCTGGAATCGGAACGGCTCGCGAGGCCACGCACCGAACGATTTTCCTGAACAACTCCGAGTGTTGGCTGCCGGGCGGCAAGACCATCAACGGTTCCGCGTCGCGCGATCCCGGCAATACGCCGGTCGGTGTTTTGCGCCCCGGCTTGCTGATGGGCAAGATCACGGCAACGGGCCTTTATGCTCCATCCATCGTCGGCGTCATCACCGAGGCTTACACCTCGGGCGGAACCGAGTTGACCGTCAGCGTCGCGCAGGCCACGGAACTGGACCGACTCGTCGGACAGGCTGGGACGGCGGAGCTTGTCGCGATTGGACCGCCGACGGCGGCTGGCACAGTGGCCGTTACCGACATCACCCACTCCGCAATCGTCACGGCAACGGGCGTCATTACCGTGTCGAGCCTCGGCGTGGATAAGATCGCGGGCACGCTCATTGCCGTCAAGGACGGACGACAACTGCCCCGCACGTTCATCGGCGACCGCGAGTACGGCATCCAAGTTGTCGACCAGGACGGGACTTCCGTCGCCGCGGTGGACTTCCCCAAGGTTCCAACGGCGGGGCAAATCGACGCGAGCCAGCTTATCAATTGGCCGTCCGACACGTCGTTGCAAACCTGGATCATCGGGCAAATCAACGGCGACGGCGGCGGCTTCTTTGTTTTCGACAATCGTTACTAAACCAACGGCGGATGTGGTCCGCATTCTGGAATTTAGAGGACTTCTTCCATGGCATACTCGCTCAATCAGATTTTGGGCCACGTCCCGTTGACGAAGGCATTGCGCACCAACAGCGCCGTGCCGAATCCATTCCCCGAGCAGCTATTCACGGTTGCTGCGGAGAATCGGGTAAGCGGGGACCGCGCCCAATTTATCCAGATTTCCAGCGACCGACGCACGGCCCAGTCCGTGCCGTATGGCGCGCCGTCCAAGTCTCGCACGCTCCTTGAGATTGGCGAGAAACCGATGCGGATGTTGCACATTTTCGAGAATATCCGCATCGACATGAACATGCTTCTGCAATTGCGGAGCTTCGATCAGTACGCGCAGGACAAGGGCCGCGACTGGCTGAATCATCAGCTTGTCGAGGCCGGTCGCCGCGTGGGCAATTCGGAACTTGTCGCGACTTCGACCGTCTTGCGGTTTGGCGAAATCTACCGCGATATCGACGGCAACGTGCTGCCGACTTCCTCTGGCGCGCAAGACACGTTTTCCTTCAACGTGCCCGCGACGCATCAAACGACCATCAACGGCATCGTTTCCGCATCCTGGGCACTGTCCACGACCGACATTCCCGGACAGTTGCGAGCGCTGCACCAGTACAACGCGCAGGAGCACGGCCCGCGGCTCAAGACGATGCTGTACGGCATCAACTTGCCGAATTACCTCATGCAGAACGACCATGTCCAGGCGCACCTTGTTCGCAACCCGTCGATGAACGAAAAATTCCTCGGCACCGGCGAGATCCCGGAAGGGCTTTTCGGGTTCAACTGGATTCCCGTTTACGAGGCGTTCATTTCCAACGACGCCGGAACGAACACCGAGCTTTGGGACGACGATTTGTGCGTCGCCCTGCCCGACGTGAGCCAGGCCGACAATATGGATTGGTGGGGCATGTTCGAGGGGTCTTTCATGGTCCCGCGCAAGATCGACATTGCCCGCGATGGCTTGGCGATCCAAGGAAACTTTGAGGAGACTTTCGGCAAGTTCTCCTATGCGTCCTCCGAACTCGATCCGCCGGGCGCCACGATTCGATATGGGCATACGTTCCTGCCGGGTCTTCGCAATCCGAAAGCGATCTATCAGATCGATACCACGCCGTAAAAACGCCTCAACCCTCCGTAAAATCGCCCCTGGAAACAGGGGCGGGAACCATATAAGGAGAATCACAATGGCCTTGGCCGCATCTCGTTTACTTCACCAACTTCGCATGAACTCCGTCACCGTCAAAACGTCCGCTGGCGACGTGGCGATGGTGAATGAAGGTGTTGTTCTCGTCAACAAGGCGACCGGCGCGGCGACGCAAGTCACGCTGACGCCGAATCCGCACTTGACCACGTTCGTCTTCGTGAAGGACATGAAGGGTGACGCGGGTATCAACCCGATTACCGTCGTCGGCGACTCTGGCGACACTATCGACGGCGCGACTTCTTACGTCATCCGCACGGACGGCGGCGCGTGCTGGTTCGGCTGGAATGGCACGGAATGGAACGCTCTACCCGTGGCGACGTATGGCGCTGTTGGGTTATGGAAGGGCTCTCCCAACCCGTTCCAATTAGGTCAACGAAAATTCAACTATCTACACGTTAACCCCGCGACGTTCGGCATCTCCGCAACCGACCTTCTCGGTTTCTCGTCCATCGACGACGCGGGCACAGGAACGAACGCTTACGCCGACATCGCGGGCGGGACGTACAACGTGCTGACCGCTGCGGCGGACAACGACTATCACGCCATGGCTACGCTCGCCGAGACGTGGCTTTTCGCCGCTGGTAAGAAACTTTGGTTCGAGGCCGAATTCAAGTTGGCCGAAGCGACCACCAACGAATCGGCGTGGTGGTTCGGCTTGACGGATACGCTGACGACTGGCGGGCTCCAAGCGAATGCCGCCGGCCCGTTGGCGAGCTACGATGGGGCGCTTATCTGGAAGGATGAGGCGACCATGCTCATCGACTTCGAGACGAGCAACGCCGGAACGCAAGCGACGACGACGAACATGGCGACGTTTGTCACGGACACCTGGACGCGGGTCGGGTTCCATTTCGATGGGACGGCGACAACGAGCGTTGTCACGCCGTATTTCGACGTGAGCGCGTCGGGCATCATGACGGCAGGCACTCCGCAAAACATCACGCTTGCCGGCCTGGAAGAAATGCACCTCGTTTTCGGGGTCAAGGCTGGGCCGACCGCCGCTGCCGAGACGTTGCAGCTTCGCGACTTGAAGTGTCTGCAACTGATTTGATTCACGTTGATTCCCCTGCCCCTGGGGACTTCGCCGCCGGGCGGCTGGGCTTATCCCCCAGCCGCTTTTTTTTTCGGAGAAGACGCTATGGCATTGACCACGCTCGACGCGGTGAAAAACAAGCTGTCATCGGCAGGCGTCACGCTGATGCTCGACGACGACCCCGCGCCGCCGGACACGGACGACGGCGACATCCTCGACGAAGCCGATGACATGATTTACGAACACTTGGAACCACGATACACGCGAACGAACATCGCGGCATCAACTTGGGTCATGCGAGCGGCGACGATGATTGCGTGCGTCCTCTTGCGCGAACGCCGCGGAAATCCCTGCCCCGATTCGATCATGCGGCAGTACATGCGGTACATGGAACGCCTTGAGCAAGCCCGCCTCGGCCGGTTCAATGTGCCGGACATCTCGATGCGTGAAGCGAGTGTCCCAGTGATGAGCAACCAACGCCCGGTATTGCGCCCTCATCCGCGAATGGTCACGGAAACGCGGAAGTCGACGGGCACGGTTACGGACTACGCGCAGAAGCGTGACCCTCTGCCGACGTATCCACTCGATTACTCGATTTGAGCCATGGCCGATCTTGTCATCAAAGCGAGCCAAGCGGATGTGCGGAATCTGATGGTCCGGCTGATGGCCGGGCTGTCAGGGCAGGGCGACCCGTTCGGGATCAACGCTGGAATTCAACTGCGCATGGCGTCGGTTCTGCTATCCAAGATCAAAGACGCATTCAATACAAAATCGCGTGGCGGCATTGGCGAGGATGGCATTTCATGGCCGGACCTGACACCGGAAACGAAGGCGTACAGCCGACGACATACGCGCGAGCAGTACAAGGCGTTGATGGGCGGCGACGTGAAGTTTTATCGGGGCAAGAAGAACCGGCATGGCTTTTCTAAGCTCCTGGGCCTGCGTGTGTGGGACCGTGCCGGGCAAAGGGTGCGAGAGGCCGCGAACGCTTCCCGGCCTACGCTATCGAAGGGGCAAGAAAGCGTCTGGCAACAAACGTACAACCGCACGCTTGCGCGGTTGGCGGTCAAGTTTGGGATGGCGGGGCCGGAAGCGAAAGGGATAGCCTTTCGCACGGCCTGGAACGCGGCAAAGGCGGCCGGCGCGCAAACTAAGATCGGGACATGGGGACAGGAGAAGGTAGATATTTTGGTCGATACGCGGAAACTGTTCGATTCGTTCTCGCCCGGTGTCGACGGGAACATTCGCCGCGCGGAGCCTGGCAAAATCATCGTCGGCACCAACGAAAAACCATGGCACCATTTCGGAACGTCCAGGGGTTTACCCGAGCGAAATTTCTGGCCGCGTGACGGCAATATCCCGGCGGCATGGTGGGAGTCGATCTTGCTTGAGGGTCGGCGAGGCATCGCGGAAGCGGCGGTGCGGATTCTGCGCGACATCGCGGGATAGCAAAGACGGTTGCACGCTGTCCAATGGGGGCATGAGTCAGAGGGCGTACATGCTGGCCGCGAGGGATCATCTTCGCACGTTGCTTTCTCTTGGGGAAGCCGGGTGCGAGGCGATGTTCGACGGCCAACCGATGCCGTCCTCGGGAGAAATGTTCGTTGCGTTACATCCTGGCGGGTGGCGTGGAATTTCGCAAGACGCCGACATTGAGGAGGAGTTTTCTTTCTTAGTGACCGTGACCCGTCGCTTAGGATACGTCGCCACCGATCGCGCAATGCGTGAGGTTTGGGCCAAAGCGACGGAAGGGATCGAGGCGGTTTGCCGGACTATCATCGTCGGCAAGCCGGCTAAGGTGACGAGTGCCGACTACGGCTTGCACATGAACCTTGTCATCATGGCGGCGGCGAACGCAACAATAACGGCTGGATTCGCGGGGTTCCATGAGCCAGTCAGATTTCTCGACGGCGGGCAACCAATCGAGCGTGGCCCAGACTGGTTTTCGGCGGGAAGTGAGACGGAAGGTAAACGAATGAACGCCGGCATCTCGCAGACATTGACTTTCGGCGGCGCGAAGCGGGTTCAAGGTTTGGTCCAACACGGATACGAGCAAAGCTAGGAGCGGCGAACATGGCGATCACCGGGACAATCACGATCAACGGATCATCGAGCGGCATTAACGCATCGAGCGTTGTCAGCAAGTCGGCGGGCGCGAATATCCCAATCGACGAAGCGGTTGCGGCGGCGCAAACCGACTTGCTTTTCAATATCGCGTTCGACAAAGACCGCTTGAAGATGGTGTACCTCTTGTCGACAGAAGACTTGACCATCGAAACGAACAGCGGGTCGGCCGCGGACGACACGATTTCTCTCGTCGCCAACGAGCCGTTGATATGGTATGACGGCCAATCCGGGGCAACCAATCCTTTCTCGTCCGCCGATGTAACCGCGTGGTATTTGACGAACACCGACGCGCTGACCCTGACTGGATTCATTCTCCACGACCCCACGGCGTAAACTATGAAACCTTTTCGCTGTTTGAATCCTGAATGCGCTCCTCGCATCGGAAAAACCTTCGACTTTTGGGGCGATGAGCCGGTATGCCCCAAATGCAAGGCCGACGAGCGCAAAGACGATGATAGGGGCATTATCATTCCGTTGGAAATCATCCATTTCGACCCGCCGCATCCCAAGTACGCAATCATGCAGCGGGGCCAGGGCGTCAACGCCTGCACTGGCAGGATTCGCGGCATGAGGACAGGCGATCCCAGACAAGTGAATTGCCCCCGATGCCTTGGGACGGACGTTCTCAAGAAAGCGGCGGTGGAATGGGATTGCATGAGCGACATGCCGCCCGAAGATGCGTTCACGGCGTTCTCGCGAGTCGCGCCAGAGGCAGCAAGACAATACCTCGAAACCATTCAGGGAGATTGATTCCATGGCTATCGCTCAGGTTCTCGCTGGTCACTATACGTCAACTTACGGAGCCGTCGCGTGCAACTTCACTCGCAACGGATACGAGTTGGAATTCTCCACAAAAGCCGAAATGGTCAACGAGTCGGACGCCTACGGTGACAGCGTGATTGACTTCATCCATCGCGGCGGCAATGTCTCCGTGATGGGCGAGTACCGCGTCCAGGCGGCGGCCGTTGGCCTGCCTTCCGCATCCACCGGAAATATGGTTGCCTTCTACCCTTGGGGCGGAAACCCAGGTTTGATGTTTTCGGCTGGCCTCCCTATCGGCCGTCGCGCATCGGATGTGGCCGCATCGTTCATTATGACATCGACCGCGTTGACGCCGGCGGCGGCGTCTCCCGCGACGCTTACGGCGTCGAAAGCGATCTTGCCGCCGGACTCCAATCTGAAACTCCTGTTCAACTCAAAAGCGCGTAGCGTTCCGCTGCGAATGATGTTTCTGCCATCGGAAACGGGCGGGTCGGGTTCCTGGTTCACCATGACGTAGGAGCGGGGCATTGGCCGACGAAGCAACGCTGACACTACGCCTTGAAGCGGATTTGCCGCCGGTGCCCCCGGATGCGCCAATCCGCGCGCCGCGTTACCCTGATCCGATACAGGCGCCGCCGCAGCAAACGCAGCAAGGTTTTACGGCAAACGCTCCGCCTTGGATGGCATTCAATGCCGATAAGGGGCTGAATTTATTTCGGTCGCATGGTCTTGAAAATGAAATTGGGAAATTATCGGCATTGCGTAAGACGGCAGAAGAGGTCGCCTCTGAAATAAACAAGCTCAATCCGGCGATTAAGGCAAGCGTTGACGATATCCGCCTTGCAAGACTCGCTATCGGCATCCCTTCAATGACAATTGGGGCCGGTGGAACGCAATCTGCCAACCCGGATTTTGAGGTGTGGCGTAAAAAATTCCTAGATTCGCAATCTAATCCCGACGACTCTTTGCCCTCGCCGATAATTCCGCAAACGAAAGACCAACCAAAGCGAGAAATTCGCGGCGAAGAAGTCGCCAAGAAGTTCATCGACCCCGATGGCATGTTGGATTTGTCTCGGGCCGGCGACTATTTGCTTGAAATCGCTAAGTCTGCGATTGAAGCGGGCGACCGAGTTGAATTGATTCTTGAGGGCAAGGCGAGAGAGATCGTATCGGTTACGGGACGGCTTTTGCGCGACGCTGGGGGGCGGGAGTGGAAGCCGGAAGTGGTCTTGCCGCGTGACGAACGGCTTGATTCGCCTCTTGGGAAACGCCAAGGCGAGCGCGAAGAATCCAGCATCGTCATCACGCCGAAGCCGCAACCTCAAAGCATCCGGGACAACCCGCTTCTCGATGAAATGTTCGGAGGGCCAAGGGTTCCTGACTCGGTTGATACGTCGCGTGAAGACTTCGCTTTGAAGGCCGCGCGAGAGGCAATGCAACGCGAGCGCGAGCGGATGGATATTCATGCCGCGCGGATGACGATTGACCCAACTTACAGGGATCGCGTCGACGCGGAAGATGTAGAGCGAAAGCGACGGCAAGACGAGACGGATCGGCGGGACCGGGAACGATTGCAGCGAGAATCGGACCAAAAGCGAATCGAGGCGGAACGTGCCGACCCGCTATTCCAGGCGAAAGAGGCCATGGAAAGGGAGGATCGAATACGCAAGGCGCACGCCGCGCGGATGACGATTGACCCCATTTATAAAGCGGATTACGAGCAAGAGGAAGCGGCGAAACGGACGCGAGAAGAGGAACGCGATAGGCGCGAAAGAGAACGCGCATTCCGGGCAGAGCGTGAGTTATACGGCAAGCAGCCCGAGATGCCTTTCGACCCGATGCAAGCGGCTATTGACGCGAAGGAAAAACAAGACCGCGCGAAGAACATCGAGAACGCACGCCGATCTATCGACCCGGAATTTGACCGGCGCAGGCAGGAAGAGGAAGACAAGGAACGGGAGAAAGAGGAATACGAAGCGGGCCGATCAAGACGCGAGAAGATGCACTATGGCGGGCAAGCCATGGGGCAACTCGGCATTCCTGGGGCGGGCATCGTCTCGGCGGCGGCAACTGGCAACCTTCCGGCCGTCGGTATGGCTGTTCTCGCAACGGCAATCAATGCGGTTGAAAAGGCCGTCAATGCCGTCATGCAAACCGGCAAGCAAGGCGCGATGGGCGTGATGAGCTTCGATCCGATGCAGATCAACCGCGGATTCGCGGATCTTGCATCAAACGTCCCAATCGTGGGCGGGTTGTTCGGCGGTCTCATCAACACGACGCTCGACCTGTCCGACGCGATGATGAACACGGCGCGACGATTGTCCGCATACAACGGCGAACTTGCGGCGGGCATGGCACGCATCGACGTGGAACGCCTGATGCGCGACATTGAGCGGGCGCGAACGCACGGGCCGGAACTGCTCGCGGCGGCGGAAAGGCGGGCGACGTTTGAGGAGAAATGGTCGGAACTGATCGACAAGATGATGCCGACCGTGTTGGCGTTCCTTGAGGAAATGATGAGCTTCCTTGAGGAAAACGCGCCGATGATAGCGAATGTGATGATGGCGATATTGCGAATCCTTGCGGCTATCGCAAATATGATTTTCCTGCCACTCCGTTTGGTTCCTGGCATATCGGCACTTTTCGCAGACGTGGCCGCAATCCGCGATTCTGTTCGCCCAACAACCGAAAGCCCGTTCTTCTCCGAGATCATTGGCATGTTTGCCCCGTCCACCGTTACCCCTCGCCCTGGCGGCTTGCCCCGTCCCGGCGTTCCTTTCACACCACCGTAGCACCATGGCGAACCTCCTCCCAGCATCCGGGCAACTCACATACAACGGCGTCACTTTCGACGCCCTGTACACGTCGAAGATGCGTGGCGAGATTGTGTACGACGACGCGGGGCGCATGGTCAAGTGGGTCAAATGGACGCTGGAAGTTGAGGCCACAATCGGAGCGAGTTTAGCAGTCGGCACGACGACCGACGACACGCTTGATACTCTGCGAGACAAATTGACCCAGCCGCGTGGCAAGTTATTTTACAACGACAAAGGTTTTGGCGAGTTTCGCATCAACGTGGCTCCGGTCTTCGATGCGAATTGGGGTCCGAAGCCGACGATGATCGACTTTGTCCCGGTCGGCAATTCGCAAACGGCATTCATCACTTGGAAGGTCGAAGCGTGCATCCCGCAATGCCCAGACGCGACGTATACCAAAGCTCTCGTTATGGCGTGCTATGACATTTCGCACGACTTCGATTCCGATGGTTATGTGACGGCGACCATTTCCGGCGCGATTGAAATTCCGCTGACCACGGCGGTAAATTCCCGCGTCATTTCGCAGACGGTTGACGATTATCGCGAACTGGTTCATTACCGCGTCCCGCTTGGGTTCAGGCGAAAGAACTTCAAGTGGAAAGTGTCGATGGATCGGCGCCGAGCGGAGTTCTCGTTCACGGATGAAGAAATCCCGTTGCCATTGCCAGCGTACTGCTCGCTTTGCGACATCAAGCACAAGATTGGGTCCAGCCTGACCGGGGCCGGGTTTCAAGTTTGGACCGCGACCATTTCCGGCACGATTCGCGTCGTGCCAACGCAACCGCGGGGGCTGGCGTGGAATCGGTTCCTTCTGATTGTGCGTTCTCGAATTAGGGCATTGCGAAGCGGAAGGAGTTCGCCAGGTGTTCCGGTAGTGCCAGGAGCACCAGGAGTGCCAGGAGCACCAGGTGCGCCTATCCCCCCGCCAGTTCTAGGCGGGTTCCTCGGTGGCGGGGTCGGCGTGCCTTGGATTGCCGGCCTGTTGGTTGACCTTGCCACTCCCGTAGGCAGGGAAGTGGGCGGTGGTGTTGCAAGCTCCATAGCTGGCCCAGCGCCTGCCCGTCGCCCCGACTTTGACATCCTCATTACGACCCTGGAAATGGAAGAGGACATTTTCGGGCGCGACGACCGTTTCACGTTCGGCTACACGATCTTTGCCGGCGTTGACCGAATCCTTTCAAAGTCGGGCCTATGGACCCCGATTGCCGGAACGGATTTCGTCAAATATCGCAAGGGGCTTGAGATTGGCGGATCAATGGGGCCGCGCGGGCATTCCGGTATTCGCGTTGATGCCGGCGATGACACAATGATCGACCTTTGTATCAAGGCTAAGAAGCCATGGCCGACGGAGTCGACGTCGGCAACGATCAAAAAACCAAATAATTCTGGAACAGTCAAAACGCCGCGAGACATTCGCATCGGCGATCCAGTTGACGAGCTATTGATTAACATCCCCGATCCAGGCGACTCGCAGCAGCAAAGCCAGGGCGATGGAATCAGAATCGGCGGTTCCGACGATATTCGCCCCTCTCCATTCGTGATGTACCAATGCGACCTGGAATACGATCAAGACAACCATATCGTCCGCCATTCCCCTTTGACCGGCGGGGTCACTGAGCGAAAATCCGCGGCAAACGCACTGGACTGGCAAGGCATCACGAAAGCCGGTCTTGTCGGGCCACAAGTGCGAAGTCAGCAAGCCGACGAAATTCACCAACGAAGGCAAAAGCCCACATCTACCGTGGTGCTGATAGGCCGTGCCGCGAGATTGGATTCACGAGTCCCGACGCCGGAATTGATTTCAATCGCCGGCGTCGGTGTTGTCGAATCCAAACGATTCGAGCGGGAATTCACCGGCGGCGAAATGGGCGGGCGTATGATTTTGGGCAAAGAGTGGCGGATTGAATACGTGGTGACAGGCACTCCCGCGAAATTGCCGCTCCCGGCTAACCCGTTCTTCGCAACGAACGGCGTGGCGTAAATCGCATTGCACGCATTCAAATGGGGTTCGGCGAAATCCAAACCCCATGAGGTGCGAGCGAAATGGCGACGTTGCAAGAGATGATGCCGGAAATCGAAAAGCTGATGGCCGCATACAAGGGTGGGCAACAGCAAGCGGAAGCCCCAGGCGTCGCGCCGAAGGGACCGTGTGCTCCGTGCGCCGACAAAGCGACGGACAGGCCGGAAACCTACCGCCTCGGCGAAGAGGTGACGAATATCGAAATCGTTGGGCCGGACGGCGAAACCGTGACCCCGATCAAGTTCCGCCACTATCAGGCAGAACGTGAGTTTCAGAAATTTCTCGCGGAAGTGCAAAAGCACAACCAAGAAGCGGACGAAACCGGCGGGCCTCGCAAAGGATGGCACGACGTCCTCGACTCGATAATTTTCTGGGTTGATGCGGTTCATGGCGTCCGAATCACGCCTGAACAAGCCGATTGGATTTACGACACCACATCGGAGATCATCGCAAAAAAAAAGCTCATGCGGCACGAGCGTATTCACGCCATGCAGAATTCTTTGCGCAGACCGGGCTAAATCCGTTCACATGTACCGAGGCCGAACGCGAAGGATTGATGTTCCATTTGCCAAAAATCAAGGCCAGCAAACTCTGGGAAAAGGCACGCATGGGCGAGATCCAGTTGACGCATGACGGATGGTATTTGACGGTTTTGGAGGCGACCGGGGATGCCGAACTGGCGAATCAGATAGCGAATCAACACAGCCGCGAACGCCTACGAAATAACATGCCGCTGGAGTAGCAACCGTGACCGTGCGAATCGCCAAAAACAGTTTCGTTTCAAACGGCGTGGCAACCAGCGACTACCGGCCCACGGCGGTTTATTCGCTGGGCGCTTACCATCCAGCGCTTGAGCGCGGCACGTTCACTTATTACGACATCGAGGCGATGCGGCGAGATCCGCAATGCCAGATCGGGTTGCGGATTTTGCGCGCGCCCGTCTATCGCGCCGAGTGGGAAGTGAAGTGCAAAAACGCCAAGGCCGCGCAATGGGCCGATGCTACGCTCAAGCGATTCTGGTCGACCGATCTTGAGAAGGCGTTGCGCATGCTCGAATGGGGCAGCGCCGGCGGGGAAGTCGTCTACCGAATCGACAACGACACCGGCCTTGTCGAGTACGTTGAACTTCGCGACATGCACCTTTTCGACATGCGGGCATTGCAGCAGCATGGGCGGCATGTCGGCATCAAGATCGTTCAAAACAATCGGCGCTTGTTCGCTCCGCGGTTCGCATGGTGGGTCAACGAGCAAGAGTATTCCGGGTTGTTTGGCCGGCCGCGATTGGCGGGAGCCTTCGAACCGTGGATGGAGTTGCGCGGCAAGAAAGGCGCGATCGACATTCGGCGTGGGTGGTTCTTCAAAAACGTGTATCGGTCGCTCATCATGCGGCATCCCCTCGGGACCGTCATGATCGAAGGCCGCGAAATGTCGTGCCAGCAATACGCGCGGCAGATTATCGAGGAGGTCGAATCCGGGGCCGGGTTCGCGTTGCCAAGCACGACGGACGAAAACGGCAACGACCAATGGCGCATCGACGACCCGAAGATAAATGGCGACGGCACGGTTTTGCTCGAATACCCGAAGCAACTGAACCAAGAGATTTGGACAGGCATGGGCATTCAGCCGGAAGTTGTCCAGGCGAGCGAGACGGGAAGCGGGTGGAGCGGCCGTAGCGTTCCTTTCACCGTGTTCCTTACCTCTGAGGATCAGATCGTCGATTCGTGCATGAAGGGGTGGAAGCGGAACGCTCTCGATCACATGATGCTGGCGAATTTCAACGTAGGTCCGGACGATTACGCGATTGAAGTGAAAAGCCTTGTGCCGACCGATGAGGACCAGAAGGGGCCGGACGGCCAATCGCCCGGCATGGGTCAACCTGGCAAACCTGGAGGCCAACCGCCGCAAGCGGGGCAACCGTATCGCGGGCCGCGCGGCGGGGTCGGGACGGTCGGAGCGGGCGGGAAGGTGCAATATGGGGGCGGGACGCAGTTGAGCATGAATGGAACGCTGAGGGACGCCATTCAGGAAGCCGCAGATAATGTAGACACCGACCCCACAGACGCACAAAAGGAATCAGGCACATTCCGCAAGGGTCATGTTCGCATCCAGGGTCTTCCAATCGCTATCGAGAATCCCGTTGGCAGTATCCGGAGAGGAAAGAGTAAAGAAGGCAAAGAATGGTCAATTAAGGTCGGGACGCATTACGGGTACATCAAGAAAACAGAATCGGACGCGGATGGCGACCATATCGACGTTTTCATAGGCCCAGAGCCGGAAAGTGAACTGGTTTTCGTTGTCGATCAAGTCAAGAAGGACGGGACGTTCGATGAGCATAAATGCCTCATCGGGTTCACCACGATGGCGGACGCGAAAGAAGGATACCTTGCGAACTATTCGCCGGGGTGGAAAGGGTGCGGCGACATCACGGCGATGACTATGGACGACTTCAAGGAATGGATTTCGACAGGGGACACCAAGAATCCATTCGCGGCCCAGTGTGCGCAATTGAGCCAGGCCGACGAGTGGTTTGATTTGCCGGATGAGGCGTTTAGTGATGGGGTTCGAGTTTGGGATGGGGCGAAGTTGTCGGTGGATGCGAGCGGGCATGAGCATCGCGGGACGGGGGAGGGCGGGGGGCAGTTTGTGTCGGGGGGAGGAGGATCATCGGCCAGCAAAAAAGAAAGCGAATCGAAAGCAAAAGTTAAGGGCGAGGTGACGACCATCAATGAATACCGCGCCGAACACAAGCGGATTAAAAGCGAATGGGCGAAAGATGTATGGGATGAGGTTCAAAAGAAATGGGACAACGGCGAGACAGTTCAATTCAACACGATGACCAGAACTTCGCCAGTAAGCCCGAAAAACCGCGCAGCAATGAAGTTCCAAAACGGCATGATTTACGCCGCCCGTGGTAAGCGTTGGGATTCTTTGGATGGCCAAGCAATCGAAACGCTGGCCCATAATGTCGGCGTGAAAGCGCCGGAATATCCGGACAGACCAGAGGTTGAGGATGTCGAAGAGAAAGCCGCGTACGAAATGACTCGCGACGAATACGCAATGACATCAAGCGACCCTATTATCCGGGAAGCAAGGCGGAAGGGGCACAAAGAAGAAGTGGAAATCGCTATGGAGTACGGGGATGTGCCCGACCGAGTTTTAGCCGACTACCCAGACCTGGCCGCGAAGTACGCCGCGAAGAAGAAGGACACCAATGCAAGCTAAATTCGACGGCGACGAAATCGTAGTACGTCTCACGCCAAAGCATCCCAAGTACGCGGACCTGGCCCGCATGCTCTACGCCCGTCGCATGGGCGATGCGATCACGCTGAGCCGCGACGCCGTAGGCCACGAGCACGGAAACGACGGACGATTCGCGTCAACCGGCGGGATCGGCGGGGGGACGTCCGTTGTCGACGCGCCAAAGGAAGCGAAAACCGACAAGCCGAAAACCGTTGCTGACATTCACACCCAAGCCGACGCCCTTGCCGAAAACCACGCAAACAGCGGCATTCTCGCCAAACTTGGGGCAGCGGGAAAGTGGATGAAGGACAAGACCAAGGCGGTCTATGATCGGATGGAGAGCCGATACGGGCGCAAGACGGCTATCGCGATCTTCGCGGCTGGGCACGTCGCGGGCCTGGCGACGCCGCTCGTAGTGGTCCCTGGGTCAACGCTGATCGGCATGGCTCCATTCGCGGCCATGGCGGAGATTTACTTGCAAGCGAGGAAGGGCGCGAAGGCAATCGGCTTGAGCCAACTTGATGAACTTTCCGTCGATGAAATTTTGGCGGAAGGGGCGAAGCTGGCGGATGAGTTACGCGAGGCGTGGGAGGGGTATCAGGAAACGAAGTTGAGCGCGTCGCATGCGCCAGTTGGCGGGGTCACGATTCAGGGGCGTGAGTTCGCGGGGGGCGAGTTCATTCCGGGTGATGTGATGGCGCAGGCCACGGGGGTGGAGAAGGCAAAAGTGGGTGGAGCGAAATCGAACAGCGGCAACAATGCCCAAGCAAGCACGAGAGAGGATAGGATTGCCGCAAAAAAGAAGATGCGAAACGACGTTCGCGTCGCGGCTAAAGAAGCGTTCGGAGACAAGATCGAGGTCGATGGGAATGAAATTTCAATCCAAGATAACGGACGAGGAATCGATTTGGAGTTCTACCCAAAGAACAAATCGGTATTTGTGGAATTTACCCAAACGCCAAGCAAAGTAGTCGATAAAAGCACGAAACAAAACACGCGAACCGCATGGGACACGACAGCGAAAAATCTGCAAACCGGAACAGTGGACTTGGCGCATAAGTTCAAGGGGTTCATTCAGAAAATGCGAACCTCTGGCGTAGGAGTCGAATATGAAACGACTGAACCGAGACGCGCCAGAATTTACGCGAAAGTTCTTTCGGACGCAGGATTCGAGCAAGCAGAATCCGACGATTCGGGAAGGGTTGTCTGGAGGCCGAAGGTCGACAAGGAATTGGCACTAAGCCAATCCGCCGACGACCTCGAAGACCCCTACCACGCCCTTGCGTCCCTCTACGCCGACCTATGGAACCTGACCGGCCAAACGCCCGACGATGACGAACTGGAGACGGTAGGCGGCGAACTAGCTGACGGGGGATGGGTTCTTTACCACGATGGGGATCAGTGGAAGGTGCGAGAGGGGGTTGGCGCGGTTGAGTTGTCGCAAGCCCGCGCCCCTAAAGGGGGGGTTCAAATCGGATCAAGATGGTATGCCGGCGGCAAATGGATTCCATCCGCCGAGGTCGCCAAAGCGGACCCGGCGACGAAAGCGAAGATTGAGAAATCGGCCGACGAGCATCACGGAAAACGCGCGTCACGCGGAGATGTGGACGTGAAGGCGCTCAAGGAAAAGCTATCACCCCATGCCGGGCAGACGCTTGACAAACACGAATCGAGATCCGCGAAGTTGGCCTATGCGGCGCTCAAGCGGCATCACGGCGACTTGCTCTATCATCGCCTGGAGGAATTGGGGAACCAACTGCACGAAGCATTGCAGAACACCCCGGAAGACGAGGAAGGGCAACGCGGGCAGATTTCGCGGCGATTGAAGGCCGTTCATGACATGCTGACGCGGGCGGAAGGAGAAGGAGTGAAGCAGAGGGAAGTTGCGGAGACGCCGAAGCCGGCCTGGCAGCAAACGCAGGCCGAATACGTTGAGGCCAAGCCGCAAGCGGACCCGGCGACCATTGCGAATCCCGGGGCTGTGAAAGAGGAAGCGAAGCCGGCGGGGAAGAAAGAGCCGTCGATTCAGGCACATGAAAAGATCGCAGACGCATTCAATCGACTTTCAAAAGACGGATTCGCCTCGACGCAAAAACTACGAGAGTCCTTGCCCGATATGCCTCAAGAGGAATTCGACACAGCCCTTTATAAGCTGCGCACCGAGCACGGGTTCCACGCCACAGGCGACGACTTGACGAAGATCGATGGCATGGGAACGCCGCTACCGAAGCGGACGCAGACCGAAGCGCCCAAGGCGAAGCCGCAACCGGAAAACGAGCCTGTCCCAGAGCCGAAAAAGCCGAAAGAAAAAGCGGAACATATCGCAGGATTGCTTGGCGACCGGGCAGCTATGCATGATGGGCTTGCTCCGCTGGCAAACGTCTACAACGACTTGCAGCGGCACTATCCCGATATGAGCGTGAAGCAGTTTCAAGATTTCCTTAAGGATGCGAAAAAAGAACGCGCCGTGAGTTTGAAGATTTTGAACGAGGTTCGCACGCAGACGCCACAGGATCGAAAGGTAAATATCCTTGTTCCAGATGCGCAAGGGAGCAATACGACGCTTGGATTTTTGGGAAGCGTCGATGAGGCGAAATTGGCGGAAGTCGCGAGAAGGCATTTTGGGGAGCCGAAGGGCGAGACGCCGAAGCCATCCGCCGCGAAACCGATCCATGAGAAAATCAAGGACGTTTTCAACCCGCCAGCGAAAGATACCGCCAAGCCGAAAGAATCCATCACGCCCGAGCAAGCTGAAGCCCGCAAGTGGAAGAAGAACGAAGACGGAACATACACGGCACCGAACGGAACGGTATGGCGGAAAGCCAAAGCGGGCGGGGAAGAATCGCCCGTCACCGGCGAGCCGTTCAAAGGTGGATCGCTGATGCCGATTCATGGGCTTGCGCCGAAGAAACCGCAGAGCGAAGGGCAAGGCCAATCGGCTGGGGACGTGAAGCCAAACGAACAGGCCAAAGAACGCGGCAAGCCGCAACCTGTTCAGCAGATGACGCCGGAAGATATTGAGGCCGAAAAGCAGCGGCGAGAGGACGGCAAGAAGTGGGACGAAATGAACGCTGGGCCGCTGGGGGAAATGAAGTGGATGGGAGAAAACCCGAACGGTAAAGCGATGGCAAACAGCGTGATTTCTCTTTCTCCGTGGCGAGATTACGCAAGCAATATCGGAGAGAATGGAGTCAAGTCGATCATTGAGAAGATTGAGCCTCTTGTTTCCGCCAAAATAAAAGCCGAAGTTGAGGCGGCGGGGCTGGGACCGAAAGACCAAGAATGGTATTTTGGCCAATTAAAAGACACGAGCGATGCAGAGGCTTATGAGCCAAGAAAAACACAAGCGCACGCCAAAGAAGTCCCTTCGAGCCTGTATGCGAGAAATTTAGTGCAAGAGGCTTTATCTGGGGCAAAAACCGTTTCTGACATGCACGCCATCAACGGCATACTTGCGGACGCGGCCAAGCCGAAAGAGGCACAGCCCGACGCAGCGAGCAAGGAACCGAAGCCGCAGCCCCCAGCCAATCACGTCCCCCCTACCGTGGCAATCAGCGACCGCGCTTACGCGGATCGATCCTTGACCCACGCTGAGATTGACGCGCACGTCGATTCCCTCAAGGGATTGAGCGTTGCCCAATTGCGGGAAATTGGGGCGACCGAGGAAGTGCCGGCCAGCGGGAATACCAAGGGGCAGTTGCTTGAAAGTATCCGGCAATCGCTGCATGGGCGGAAAGAGAACGCGGAGCGGACGGGGAGAGGGAAAACGAAACCGCAAGCCCCAGACCCCAAAACCAACGCCTCGAAAATAGCCGCCTCATTCGATAAGTTGGACACCGGCCGCAATTACCTCCCAATCGCCAAACTCCGCGCCGCACACCCCGAACTGAGCAAAGCTGACTTTGACGCGGCGGTCAATCACTTGCGGCGCAACGAAGGTTTCACCGGCGGGGCGCACGAGGGGCGGCATGGACTGACGCAGGAGGAATTGGACACGGCGATTCGCGACGAACGCGGCGACGGGCAGACACCTACGCTGATCGGGTATTTGTCGAGGCGAAATAATTCCCTTGGCGGAGTTTGATAAATAACACTTCCCCGTCCGGTTGACCGCCGGGCAATTTGTACGCCATACCATAGAATCATGAAAACCCTATCCCAACTCGCCCGCGCCGCCGAACATCGCCTTGCCGTAATCCAGGCCGTGCAAGAATGCCTCCACGTTCCCGAAAACGTACTGGCCAATTATCCGGACGTTCACGAGGTCTACCTGTCCATGCACGGGCGAGAGGATGACGCCGTGCGACTGTCCGCCCAACTTCCCAAGTCCGAATCCCCAATCCTTGACGCTGTTCTCCAACGAAGCCTCCCCGCCGGCGTCGCCGTCTCGCAAGAAGTCATCCGCCGCGTGCGCGAGATTGTAAAAAAAAAGCGACCCCCGGAGAGTTCCTTGCCCGAGTGAGGGACGTTCTCGCGGAGTATGAGCCGCTTCTTGCCGCGACCATCAGCGACGCCCTCCTGGCCGGATGGCTCTACGCTGGGCAGCAACTTGCCGAGCGGCCGGAACTGGAAGACGAATTGCCGGAAGAGGACGAAGGCGAGTTATTTCCGTCCAAGCAATTCGCGGATGACGGACCGCCCGACGACGACGATCCTCCTACCCTTCAACTGCCGGACCCCGACGAAGATTCTCCCATCGAGTTCCCGTTGCTTCAAGAGGCGGCCGACTCGCTCGCTACGAAGCGTGTCGTCACGCAGGACGAGTTCAACGAAATCAGCGACCGATTGCGCGAACAGGCGTTTTCCATCGCGTCCGTGGCGAACCTGGACGCCCTGGAGAAGCTACAGACGGCGTTGACCGACGATATTCGCGACGGCGGCACGTTGGAAGAATTCGCGGATCGCGTGGAGGAAGTTCTTGGAACGTCGGCACTCGCGCCGCACCATATCGAGAACGTCTACCGCACGAACATTGCCGCGGCGATTGGCGAAGCGGAACAAACGATTCTGGATAACGAATACGTCAACTCGGCATTTCCTTACGTCGAGGTTGTCGTCACGCATGACGGTCGGACGCGGAAGAGTCACAAGTATTTCGAGACGGGGGGGATTGATGGGACAGCGATTTACAGGAGCGATGATCCAGTTATTCGCAAGTTCTGGCCAGGTTCATGGGACTACCAGTGTTTACCTAGAGACGCAGTAGTGAGAACATCTACTGGTCCAAAAGACATTTGTAAAATCAAGACAGGGGATTTGGTTTTAACTCACAAGGGAAGACTTCGCCCGGTTCTTGGCTCTCACACGTCCAAAGGGCCATCGGAAATTGTATCCTTGCACTTCGATGACGGTTCCGTTTGTTCGTTGACTGATAACCATCGTGTTCTTTCCGAGAACGGTTGGGTCGAATCTGGACGCCTTAATGTCGGCGACGAGGTTTTCAAGTATTCCAATTCGACCACGGCGGATATGGTAGCCGCAAAAGTAGATGATGGTTTTAAGCCCGGCGTCTCGGCAAATGAAATCGTGTCGATCTTCGCACGGGCGGGCATTGATCTTTTGGATTTCCAGGCCAATTTCCAATTCGGGAAGATAAAAGTCGAGCCAAAACGGCGCGACATTGTGATTAAAGGAATACTGAACACCAATGCCGTCAAGGCTGGCGGCAACTATGGTTTCATACTTGGACATCTTGGCGACAAAATTTGGATGCTTTTCGGGTTGAATGAACTGGTTTCTCTTTTGGGTGTCCGACATTTTCTTTCTGACATCAGGCGTGCGACAATGGGCATGCATAGTGTCTATCATGGCCTGTCTGACTTCCGGAGTCCTATTAGCCATGTGTGCTCGATTAGCCTCTCTGATCTTCTCTGCACGATCCGGATGAGTTGCGTAATGGGCGGCATTCGCTTCCCCGCCGCTTCTCATCACGATGCCATTGGCGGCGAATATCCGCATGGCGGCGCGATATTGGATGTTCGCCCGTCTGCAAATTTCAGACAAACTGGCTTTTCCGGACCTGTACTCAGCGAAAGCGGCATCTATGCCGCCGGGCCAAGAATCGAACTTAGCGATAGCTTTTTTGGAATATGTCGCGGATCGATTTGGTTGTTTTCTCATACCTACAATTGTACCAGCACGACCAAGAAAGTAAAAGCCAAGAAGAGACTGCCATGGGGCGGCCAGGATGTTTTCAATCTGTCTGTCCTTGATGACGAGAGTTTCATTGCCAACGATACCGTCGTCCACAACTGCCGCTGCGGTTCGATCATGTTGACCCGCGAAGACGCCGCGAAAAAAGGCTTGCGCGAAGCTCAAGAATGGGTACGAACAGGCACGCCGCCCCCTTACACCTACGTCGAACATCCTCCTTTTGAACCGTGGGAGAGGCCGCCGCCGGAGTGGCGTTGACGCGAAAGGCAATGCACGAAAGCAAAGTTTGCATTTTCTGCGATTTGCTTTAACCGATTGGCATTTGGTACGGTTGCGCCCTGAAATAAGAACAGGGGGCGAGGGCGCGAGCGTGCAATCGAAAACAGACAAAGACGCGATCAAGGCGGCAATCACGGAACGGGCAAAAGAACTGGTCGGCGAAGCGATGCGCGAATTGACCCAAGAGGCAGGGTATCCGCTCGCTCGCCTGGCTGAGTTCGCGAACGCCGCCCGCGTGGGGCAACTATTGACTCACGTTCTCGCCACGGCGCGGACATTGTTCGTTTCCCAAGACGCGGACGATGAGGACGGCAAAGAGAGCGTGAGCATTGCATCCAGGCCGGTGGACGGGGCCGCAAGCAATGTGACGCGGGAGACGATCCTTGGGGCGTTGGAAGCGATTTGCGGAAAGCAGAGAAAGAAATCATGCCCGCGATGCAACGGCGGGCTAGGTAAACGCCGGCCGTTGAGCGAGTTCCCGGTGAACATGACGCGAGACGATGGACGCGGCAAATACTGCAAAACATGCGAGCGGAAGCGGAAGCAGGAATACGACGAGAAGAAAAAAAATGCCGCAACCTAAGCAGATGATCCAATTCGACAACCTTGACGACAGGCGAGAGCTTCACCGTCTCTTGCTGCGATTGCCTCCGCGCCGCAAGCTGGAATTCCTTCGCTGGGCCTGCCAACAAGCGAGCTTGACGCCTGGATGCACCACGAAGCCGCAACCGGGCCATGAGACGGTTGAACTTGCCCGGCGTGCGATGCAGAGGCCGGGCGATGAGACGTTGAATGAGCGGTTGTCGCTGGAGATTTTCTACGACGTTTTTGCTTTGGCGTCGCAGTGGGAGTTCAGTTTGGATGCGGCGGCGCGGGAGTTGGAGCGGTGGGGGAGAAAAGAATAATCCGCCCCAAAATGAGGCGGATTATCCATGCCGAGCCGATCCTTGGTCTACCGCACCAACCCTTAGCTTACCGTGCCGCGCCTTGGCCAACCGTACCTAGCCCAGCCCCGCCGATTTCATCACTTCCGCGCTGGCAACATCGTCCGCGTCGGAATTGGTTCAAGATCTCGCGATGCCTGATGCAACGCAAGCCGCAAACGAGATTGGCTTATCAACCGCCGCGTGTGCTCTTTCCGTGCCTCCGTGGACAACTGCCCAACGTCAACGGCGTCAAGCAGCCGGCCAGCCTTGCGAATGCTCCGCTTGGCGCGCCGAGTCCGGTTTTCGTTGTGCGCCGACGCTTCCTCATGCGTCAGAATGTGGATTGATTCTTGCGGGGTCCGCAATGTCCATTCGTAGCCGATGGACTTCAACTCCCTTTCGATGTGAGTTTTCAGATTCAGAAGCAAGAGCCGGTATCGATCCGGGTCGTCCTTGAACCGAACCCCCACGGCGTCCTCGCAATCCGATTGCTCAATAACGCAACCGGGATGCAAGTTTGAAACGTCGATGTCGAATTTCATGAGATTCCTCTTTGTGAAAAATTCCTTGCCATGCCGCGTCCGACCATGCCATGCCTTACCATCCCGGCCACATCGCGCCTCGCCAGGCCCGGCCTACGCCAGGCCAAGCCTACGCCGCCTCAAATCTCCCGAATCTCGGCCGGAAGTCGCACAGCCCACACTTCAAACCCGCGTCCTTGATCGCGAGCATGACTTCCGATTCGTTCACCTGCTCATCATCGTAGGTCATGGAAATATCACAAGACCATTGATGAAAAATCGGCCGCGTCCGCATCACGCGAGCTTGGCCGATCCGCACCCCGCGCGTATCACGGTATTGCTCTTGCTTCCAAAGGTCCGTTGCCTTTTCGTACTTGGCCCCGATGTTCAACACCGCATCTTCCGACACGAAAACGGAACTCTTGAACGTCTTGCCGAGTTTCGATTTCTTCGCGCCGTCCAAGATCGACGCTTCGATGACTTCGGCGGGGATAATCAGCTTGCCGTCCGTGTTTGTGTACAGTCCCGCGTGCCACTCGATTTCCGACATGGCCGCATAATCCTCGTCGGTCTTTTTCCGCTTCCCGCTGATCGCCTTCATCTGTCGGGAAAACTTGTTTGTCGGATCGGCGGTTTGCCCGTTGTGCATAAGCAACGGCGAAACGCCCGTGATCGAAACCGTCAGATTCTTAATCATGCCTTACCCCTTGTGAAAAAGAAACCTCGCCAAGCCTCGTCATACCCAACCTCGCCCAGCCGAACCGCCCCACGCCGAGTTGGCTATCTATTTTTGTATAGGTTCTGTACAGACAAAACAAGAGGCATTGAAAAATTATTCTGTTTGCACATAATGCAGACATGGCAAAGAAGAAACCCGGCGAAGGAAACGACCACTCTTTTTGTTTTCGTTGCCGCAAGAAAGACGTTGACGCCTTCAAGAAAGCCGCCGAGGCCGAAGGATTCGGCACGAACGTCTCCGCCTGGCTCCTATTCCATCTCCGCCGTATCGCCAAGAACGCAAAATAGTTGCACGCCCTACCCTGGAACGCATGTTCCGGGCAACATTCGGCGGCAAAACCTGTTACGGATCGGCGAACGAAGTGCAGCAATTGGAGGCCGAGGGGCTGCCAATTCCGCCCGACTTCTATCGCGCCACGTCCTTTTGGAATCCCCTTGGCCCGGCGGCGGGCAAGGGATGGCTCTTGATGCGACGGCGCGATATCGACGCGCTCGACCTGAACGCCCTGCACGATCTTCGATTCGAGCATGAGCCGGAAAGCGGCGCGAAGCAAGTCCGCATGTTCCGTTCGCTTGTCATCGCGTGCGAGCCGCGCAACCTCTTTCCCGGATTCAAGCCAAACGACCCAGATTCGCTCTACCTTGTCGAAGTCGCCGACGTGCGGCACTTGCTCGACAACGATCAATTCACGTTTCCGATCAACAAACAGTACAACGTCCGCGCCTACGCGCACCTGGGGGCAGGGGACGCCACGGAGTATCTTGCCGATTCGCTCAACAGCGGCACGCTCTGGACCTGGGCGACGATGATTGCCGACGTGTGGACTCTCATGGCCGCACGCCTAGGGGCCGCGCCGGCCCTTCCCGTCACTCCGCACGGCACGCCGGAGGGGTTTATCTTCCAGGGGGGATCGGCTTGGCGGACGCTTAACGTCTTGCTCTCCCGGATCGGTTGCGCGATCTCCGCGGACTTGAGCCAGGTAGCCGGAAGCCAGTTTTCAATCGTTCAAGTCGGCGCGGCGGACGCGGCCACGGATGCGATCTTGTCTAGGTGGGAAACGTCAAAGGTCTACGATGCCGAGTGGGTAGACGTTATTCGTGGTGTGACGCCCTACGGCGTTCGCGTGTTCTTTCATCGACAGGAGCAATATCCAGGGCTTGAGCAGACGACACCTCGCACGGCATCGAACTGGCAAACGGGATCGGCTTATTCCGTGGACGTTGCGGGGCCGGACGCCGCCAGCGCGGAACCTGGAACGTATCATCCGATTTGGGACGATCTTCCCGCGATTTATGATTCAACCGGCACGCTGACGAATACCACCGCGTTGGGGCAGCGGGCGCAAGAGCGAGCCGACGATTTCTTTCGGCAGAATCGCGCGGAAGAACTGCACAAGACCTATCCCGGTTTCATGCCGATCGCGCCTGGCAGCACGCTCCGCGCCGTCATGCACCGGGACGGCGTTGATGGCGCGACGACGGAAATCGTCCGGCATCCGTACCTTTACTTCCGCGCGGCGGGCATGACGTGGGAGCCATTGTCATGGATGGACTCGACGCGACTGCATGCGCCGGACCTTTCCCCGTCATGGCCAGCGCAGCAAGCCCAGCTTGTCAAGATTCTTGAGATAGAAAACGGCACGCCCGCAAGCAATCGATATGATTGCACGGTTCAACTTCGCGACTCCGCCGGCGGATGGCTGGAGAAGGAAAGCGTCTACGCGGTTGACCTGGCTGGGGCCGCGAGTCTCACGGCGGGGGATCGATACGACGGCCTGCTTGTCGGATACGAAGGTAGTCGGCCTCTGTTCGCGATTGATAGTCGCGGAACGCCGGTGGAAGAGATTTGCACGGCCTATGAAGGCGAAGCTGACGACACGCTCGCCCTGACCAATGACACCTGGGCCGACATTCCAGGAACAGACGTTGAGCTTGTCATCACGGCCGAAGCCGAAGCCTTACTCATCGCGGTCTTCCAATTCGACGGCAACGGCACGGCGGCCGTCACGGTTGACGGGGCCGGCGCTGGATCGACGGACGTTTACGAGGGCCGTTTCGTCATAGACGGAACGCCCGTTGCGCCTCTCGCTAAATGCTCGATAACGCATCCTGTTGAGACAAAAACGATCCCGATGCCGCCGGTACTCGTCACGCTCGCGGTAGGGACTTACACAGTCAAGCAGCAGGCCCGCAAACTGAGCGGCAGCGGCGAAGCGATAACCGGACTCGAAACAGGATGGACGTTGACGGCGGCTTGCGGGGCCAAAGGCAATCAAGGAATCCAAGGCGAGACAGGATCGACAGGGCCGCGCGGCAAACGCGGGTTCCCGATGCCAGCGATTCGCGTCGATGACAGCTACCATTTCGCCGTGCCATCTCGCCCGCCTGGGCAATCGGTCAAAGTCTTGACCGAAAAACTCAAGACGCTAATCAAGAAGCGAACCTATCTGCTACCGTCTCGTAGCGACGATTCTGTTTCTTTCGCCGCGCCATCGCGCCCGCCGGGGAAATCGGAACGGAAGATTATCAACGATCTGCGAACCTGGATCGACGTCACATGGAACGTCACGGGCGGAACGTGGAACGTCACAAACACGACGATCAATTACACCACGGTCGCGCATAATTGGACCAGCGTAACATGGGTCGTTGACGGTGGAACATGGGACATAACCAACGTCACAATAGATTGGGATACAGTCGTCTGGAATGTGGTCGATGCGACGTTCAATATCGAGACGACGGAGATCAACTGGACAACAAACATTTGGGTTGTTGACGGCGGGACGTGGACGATAACAGACACCACGATTGACCTCATCACGCTGACGCAAAATTGGACCACGGTGGTTTGGGTTGTCGACGGCGGAACGTGGGACATAACAGATACCGTCATCGACTACACCGACGTTACGGTGAACATCGGCGGCAATTCGCTCTGGATTTGGGCGGCAAACACCGCCAACTATTTCCAGGGGAAAAGCTACTTCTCCGGCCCGGTGGTGTGGGTGCATCCCGTCCAAACGAATTGGGTTTCAAACGTCTGCCCAATCAACAACACCTTCGCAAAAACGGTAAGCGGCACAACATCGATCACGAGCGACACGTTGACCGACCTGACCGGATCGTCGTCCACGTTCTCGATGGCCACAAGTGCCGATGTCCATATCACCGCGATCTTCGATTTCAACGGGGACGGCGCGGCCACGGTTGCGGACCAGTTCGAGGGGCACCTAATCGTCGACACCGTGGATCAATCGGGCGTGGCGACGTTCGGCGTATGCCATGCATCGCACCGATCAACGGTATCTCAAGCATGGGTGATTAACCTTGGCAGCGGCTCGCACACGATCAAGCTGCAAGCCAAGCGGGTGGCCGCTTCTGGCGGAGACATTATCCTTGGCGAAAACACGCGATGGACGCTCCACGCGGACACCGAATTGAATCTTGAACGCCGCGTTGTCTACCTGCCAACCGGCACGCAATTGGGCGCGTATTCCTGCGAAGTCGCTGTCACCTGTTGCCCGCCTGATGGCGGCGGCAATGATCCCGATGGACCGCCGGGCGACGAGTGCCCGCCATGCGATCAAGCCGAAAGCACTTGGAGCGTCACGATTGCCGACGCATCGGGCTGCACCACGGACCCCAACGGGGCGTACACTCTGGCGAAAGTCGCTGGCTGTTTCTGGCAGGGCACGGTCAACCAGTCGGTTGTATCGCTCCAATTGAGCGAGCGTGAAGACGGGCAATTCGATTTCACGCTATACGCGGAGAACGGCGATTTCGTGTACTCGGGCATAGGCGCTGGGACATGCTGTACCGATGAGGTTGTAACGCTCGATTTGGTCGAGTCGACTTGCACGATGCCGGCGACATTGTCGCTGACTAATGGGTGCGTTCCAGGTGTGGATTGTGCGGGGGCGTTGGAGATTGCGGCGGGGGTGACGTATGGGCCGTTTACGCTTGCTGGCTTGAGCGAGCATTGGTTCAAGGTGGAGCACGCAGGCGGGGATTTCAATGCAACCATCAACGCATCGGCAATATCCACCACGCCGAACGATGAAATACTTGCTTACAACGGAACGTGCGAAGCCCTGAACGATCTTTCCTTGACGCCGGCGGCAATCGGCATTGGTGCAAGCTGTCACGAATCGACGGTTGCGGCGGGGACTGTCTGGTTCAAGATCATTTCGAGCGACACGGGATGCACCTACACGATTACATACGAGGCCGCCGCATGTTAGCGATTCCAAAGCTGAACACCATCGGCACAACGATAAACAGCGGCCTTATCAAAGTCGCCAATCCAGTAGACGGGGTAGTCGGAAGCGTCAAATTCTGGGATGGCAAGCATAGATTCGCCGGGGGTCGTGATGATCTTCCCGGTTGGGTTCGCTTCGATCCTTGCGCCGTTCATACAGACAAGGAACGGGTAAAGACGTCCTGGGACGTGCGCGAGCCATGGCGGCTGACCATTAGGGAGAACGGCCGTGTGGTATTCCCCTGGATCAAGGAGCGGCATTCCTGACTTAGGGTCAACCGGGCCGCGATTCTTCCCCATAACCCAAAAACCAACCGCCACAACGCAGCAAACCCCAAACAAAACCCCAAGTGCTCGTTTCATGGCTGACCTCATCCCTCATTACCCTGGAACGCCCCCCATTGGCAAGCCTACGACGATTCCTCGCGCGCCGCAACCACAATCTAAACGTTGCATCCACCTCGGCCGGACAACCGGCGAGACGGTTCGCTGCAAGACTTGTTCGGGATTCCAGGCTGTTCCTTTGTACCAATGTCAAATTTACGGCGAATGCACCACGCAGCGGCAGTCTGAGGCCGCCGCATGTTGCAAAAACTGCACAAGAAAGAGTACGGTGAAAACATGAAACCATTTCGATTCGGCCCAATCGCGCTGACTACGACCCTGACAACGAACCTGCTCAATCCCGGCACGACTACGGGCGGGGTGAATTGCAACGCCGCGCCTTACGACAAGTTGATGGTTGTCTTGACACACATCCGCGTGGTCAACAAATCGGCCAGCAATGCGACTTTTTCTCTTTGGCTTGGCGCGACTGGCGCGAACGCGGCCGGCACTGAGGTAATCGGAACAGATTTCGCCGTGGCCGCGAACAGCGCCGAGGACTTCTACGCGAACTTGCCGCTTTATTCGACTGACTTCCTCGTCGGCGGCGCGTCGGCGAATACCGCGTTGACCATCCAGGGGGATGGCGTGATAGGGGTTGCATAATGGCAGGTGCATTGACTCTCACCGGCGGCCAAGGTCTCTGGTATCAAGCAACGCTTGGCGCGAACGTCGAATCAATCGCCGCCGATCTTGCCGCGCCTGGAGCGGATCGGATTGCGTTCTGGGACCATTCGGCGCTCAAGGTGAAGTGGCTCACGGTCGGGGCAAATCTGACGATCACGGACACGACGATTGATGCGAGCGGCAGCGGCGGCTCCGTCGCCTGGGGCGACATCACCGGCACGCTCGCGGATCAAACCGACCTGCAATCGGCGCTCGACGGTAAGCAGGACGAAGACGCAACCCTGACTGCGTTCGCCGCGTTGACCATCGCCGCCAACTCCCTGACCATCGGCACGGGGGCCGACGCATTCTCGCAAACGACGTTTGCCGCAAACACGTTTCCGGCGAGGGCGTCCACTGGGAATCTCGTCGCGAAGACGATTACCGATTTCGCGTTGACGATCCTGGATGACGCAGACGCGGCCACGGTGCGCGCGACGATTGGGGCTGGAATCGGGGACGTTACCTTAACTGGTACGGAAACTCTCACAAATAAAACTCTAACTGCACCGTATATTACCGACTTCACGAACGCGAATCACGCGCATACGAGCACAGCAACCGGCGGCGTACTTCAGGCATCAGCAATCGGAGGCGGCACGCTCGCCGTGGCTCGCGGCGGCACCGGCGTTGGCGCGATCCAATCCTTCTCCGCCTACCGGAACACGGACTACAACCTTGCCGCATCCGCGTGGACAAAAATCCCAATGGACACGGAGCGATTCGACGTTGGCGGTTGCTACGATTCGGCAACCAATTACCGCTGGACGCCGACCGTTGCCGGGATCGCCGGGCTGTTTGCGATGTACTACACGGATAACGCGGTCTCGAATACCCTCTATGCGATTGCTATCTACAAAAATGGTTCGATTTACGCGCTCGGCAACATCGAGCAAATCACGGCGACTATCACGAACAAAGGATTCCTCGCAAGCGGCGTGGCGACCATGAACGGATCGACGGACTACTTTTCAGTCTACGCTTACAACGGCCACGCAAGCAACACATTGAAAGTTGTCGGCGGCGTGAACAACAACCACTTCGATGGCTTTTGGGCTGGGCCTTCCAGCTAAATAACCTGAGGAAAACAATGACCCCAACCGAAGAAATCAACATCCACTTGTCAGCGGCCCGCGCGGCTATCGGCGATATGTCGCCCAATGCGGAATCCGCGTTCCAAATGCTCGAAATGCACGCGCGATCTATCGCGACTCAGTTGGTCACGCGCAACGAGTACGCGGAGCAGATGAACCGGCACGCGAACGAAAAGCACGCCGAAGCCGAAGCGGCCCGCGATGAAGCGAAGACCGCGAAGAAGCGAGTCAAGGAGTTGGAAGACGAGCCAAAGCGAAAGAATGCGCGGCGGCTTTGGATCGAGGAGCAGCAAGCGGCGCTCGCGGCGGAGTTGGCTGGGATGCAGTAGTTTGCCCACATCGCCCCATATACGTTACTCTGGCACCCTGCACCCTGACAGTCTGGCACCCACGACACAAGGAGATTGTCACGATGGCCGATTTGACCGCAAGCCCTATCGACTCATGGATGACCCTGCTATTGCAGGGCGGGGCGCTCGCGATTCTCGCATACCATTTTCTCGTCGGCCTGCCGAAGCTGATTCGCGACATGGCCGAAGCGAATGAGCGGACGAGCGACAAGCAACAGGCCGCGCAGGATCGGCGGGCGGACAGGCAGAGCGAATTACTGAAAGAGAACTCCGCGGCGGTCAAGGAACAAACAATAGTGTTGGGGAAAAAGCTCGATGAAATCAAAATCGAGACATGCAAATATCGGGGCGTATGATGCCCCTCAAGATCAAATCCGAGATCGAATACATTCGCCTGACGCCGGCAGACGGCTTAAAACACAGGGAGATTTATCGGGAAGCTATCGCGGTGTCAATTCGTTATCGACGTGACGTGCGGTATGCTTTCGGTGGGATCGAATATGTCGTGCGGGCGGCGGCGGTGAGTGCGAGACTGGAGAAGGGGAAGGCATGACGGCAGAGTTTTTTCTTGCGGGAACGATGGTGCTCGTGTTGGCATGTTCCACGTGTGTGCTGATGTTGTGCAAGATTAAAGAAAGGACGGACAAGGAACAGGGCGACAAGGAAGGCTATGCACGAGGCTACGCGCTTGGGTTGGAGGAAGGCAAATCTATTCTCGAAAATGCCAAGCTGGCGGCATACAAATCCGGCGTGACGCATGGGCAGCTTGAAGTGCGCAACCTCGTATACGAAACTCTTTGGCCTGACGATTCCGAAGATTGAGGGCTATGCGTGTGGAAAATCCTTGCATTCTTGATGATCGCGCAAGCGCAGGCGGAGACGCCGCACGCGAAGGCGTTGGCTCTCGCGCACGCGGACTTGGCGAGACTCCCGCCGGAAGTGCGATACCACACGCGGTATTTGAGCCTGTACGCGACGGCGGAGAAGGACAGGCCGGAAGCAATCAAGGTGCTGGCCGGGCACGTTCAACACCTCTCGCGTCAAGCCGATATTACGCGGCCTGGTGCGCTGGCGGGTGGGAGTTTGCTGAAGCTGAATTTGCTCGATTACGGTTGGACTCCTGAGCAATGGGAGCGGCTCAATGATCCGTATTTCACCGTGGCATCGGGGAAGGAAAATCACCCCGCGCCGTGGCTTGGCGACCGGCACCGGCTCGCGGAAGTCGTCGCGTGGACGGGGTCCTGGGTGCCCGTCGTCTCGGCGGAGTGGTTTTTCAACGCGACGGCCACGGCGGAGGGAGGGCGGCTTTACTACGAATTCCTGGGGGTCAAAACCGTCGCGGAATTCGAGAAGATCGGCGGATTCGACCGAAAGACTTCTGAGTCCTTCCGAGTTGAATTGCGCGAATCTGTTGCACTTTCTGGCGTTACTTTACAACCCCGCGCGATAGCGCGATGGGACGCGCTGGGCGGCGGTTACTGGCGCACGTTTGATTTCCGCCGGGCGACGGGCAAGGCAAACCCGCTACAAATTCTCGGGGCGAATATCGACGCGGTTGCGGACGCATCCGAAGGGTATCTCGCCATGCCCAACGGATTCTGGGCCACCTACGCGGCGGACGCGAAAGGAAACCTTGTCGGAGCCGTGCCGGGCGACATTGCGGGCGACCACGGAAGCAAGTCGAATGACAAACAGATCCATCCGAACATTTCATGTCTGAGGTGCCATGGCGACGGCGGGCTAAAAGCTATCGACGGCTGGACGCGGAACCTACTGACCCCGCCGCTCGAATTGAAGGTCTATGACGCGAAGGAATATCGGCGCCTCAAGCAGCAATATTTGCGGAAGCTGGAGCCGTTCCTGGAACGCGACAAAGCCCAATATCGCATCGCCGTCAAAGAAGCGACCGGGTTCGATTCCAAAACCTACGCGCTTAAGTATTCGACGTATTGGGAGTCCTACGAAGATGCCAAAGTCGACCTCGCTTTCGCGGCGAGGTACGTCGGATGCGAGCCTGAAGCGCTCCGCGGCAATTTGCTATCGGCAGTCAAAGCCGGTTACTATGTCTCACCAGTGGCGAGCATGTTCGTCCACACCGGCGACAAGGCACGCGCGATCGGTATTCGACAATTCGAGGAAGTGTTTCCGGAGTTGATGCGGTGGGCGCATCCGCCAATTCTTGAGGGCAAAAAATGATCCGTTGCATCGGTTCGATTCTAAGCGTCCTGGCACTCACGGCTGTTTGTGCCGCGTCGAATTGCCACGTCCAACGTGTCGTGGTCCAGCAGCACTACGTCGCGCCCGTAGTCGCGGTGCAGCAGTATTACCCGGCTTACTCTATCGGCTACACGCCGGCTGGCGAACTCGCGGAAGCGGTCAAACTTCTCATCGAGGACAATCGCCAGATGCGCAGCGAATTGATTCAGGCGTACAAAGCGAACATCGGCGGCGGGCCGATTCCCCTCAAGGCTGAAGCGTTGAAACATCCCGCCGCGCAAGCCTCTTGCGTCACCTGTCACGATGCCAGCGTGTCCAAAGCGAAGGGCGACGGGTTCACGTTTTACAAAGATGGCATCCTTCTTGACACGCCGGAGAATGTCGGCCGCATGGTCGAGGCCGTCACCGAAAAGGGGACCATGCCCCGCGGCGTGAAGTGGGGTGCGCAAGAGAAACTTGACTTCTTGCGTTCGGTGGTGGTGCGAACGGGGGCAAAATGAACGAAGCGAAACCAAACCATTTTACTGACGTCGGCAAAATGGTTATGCTCCCATGGCTGATGCCGACGCTGATCCCTGACCCCACGAAGTACGAATCGACCCGCCGCGTGAAGCGGATCGAGTACCACGAAAATGGCGCGGTTATGAGCGTCGAATACTTTCCCATGGATGGCTCCTCTAACTAAGGGGGTGATCCAAGTCTATGTGTCGCAAACGATAGTCCCGTAATCCAAGGAGAAAACACCATGCGAAAAACCACTCTATTCGCGGCCATGTTCGTCGCGCTCTCGCTCGCGCCGTTCGCGTCGGCGACGTTCCCTTTGCAGATCCGCGCCGTTGTGGTCCAGCCGCAATACGTCCAGCCGCTCCAGATTCAGGCCGTGACCGGCGGCTACGGTTGTGGCGTCGCGCAGAACTTCGCCGTTCAACAGTTCGGTTACGCCCAGCCTATCCAGCAATTCCAGGCCGTTCAACAGTTCGGTTACGCGCAGAATTTCGGCGTCCAACGTATCGGCGTGCAAAGGATCGGCGTCGGCTTTGGCGGTGGATCGGTGCAGCAAAGCATCGTCCAGCGCCGTGGCCTGTTCGGCACGACTACGCGAATCCGCACGATTCAGCGGTAACGATAACTATCCGGGATTTCCGGATAGTTCCTTTTTCATTCAACGGAGACCCCATGGACCTGTTCGCACTCATCGCCAAGGGCAAGACGCTCTTGGAAGCCGTCAAGTCTGGCAACTATCGCATCGCCGCTGACATCGCCGGCGACTTCCTGAAACTCGTTTCGCAGTTCCTGCCGCCCGCCGGTGTGAATCCGACGCCGACGCCGGTTCCGGGCGACCTGATGCCGTTGACGATGCCGACTGCCGGCAGCTTGCTCGAACTTCTCGACAAGGCGATTTCTTTGGCCCAAATGCTCAAGGCGTTTTTCGGTCGGTAAACTCAAACCCGCTCGCCCAGCGGGTCTTCTTTTCAAGGTTCCTATGCTCCACCCCCTCGAAGCGATTCAGGAAGCGCACGGCGTTGACGCCCCTCAAGCTGAGGACGCGATCTCGTACCTCGCTCACTACGGCTATCTCGCCGCAGGCATTGCGTCGGCGGCGATTTCACCGTTCCTCGCCGTGTTCAACGTCGCCGCCGCGCTGATGGAGTTTCAGCGTATCGCGGGCATCCCGGCGACCGGGCAACTTGATGAAGCAACGACCGCGAAGATGGCCGAACCACGCTGCGGGGTGCTTGACGTGATGCGTCTTGCCGAGTTCGCGCGATGGCGCAAGAATCGGCTGACGTATCGCGTCGATGCGTACGTTTCGCAGCTATCGCAGTCCGATCAGAACGACCTGATTCGGCTCGCGTGGAAGCAGTGGGAAGACTTCGCCGACATCAAATTGACGCCGACGACATCGACGCCGGATATCGTAATATCGACCGGCAAAGGCCGGTCGCAAGGGTTTGACGGACCAAGCGGAACTTTGGCCTGGGCGTATTTGCCCAACGGGTCGGACGGGCAGCTCCTCATGCGGTTCGACATCGACGAGACGTGGACGAAGGACGGCGCGGGCATTCACATGTTGAATGTATTCGCCCATGAAGCGGGCCACCTCTTAGGCTTGGATCACTCTCGGGTAAGTTCCTCTTTGATGGCCCCGTATTACTCGCCGGGGATAAGCGCCCCGCAAGAGAATGACGACATCCCAAGAATTCGCGCCCTTTATGGCCCATCTAAAGAAAATCCACTTCCACCCCTACCGCCAACCGACGACGGAAACCGAGTCGCCGTCGTTCTCTCCGGGAAAATTTACAGGGGGAGCCTAAAAGAATCACCGACGTAAAATGAAAGTGCCCCCGCGATGTTGGCACATCCGGGAGCGTGGTCAAACCCTTTTGAGGAGGATTCGACAATGGGAAGTGTATGCAGCATCAATTCACAAGTAAAGCAGGGGAATCGTTACGGTCGGTGGACAGTAATAAGTCGAGACGGAGAGAACTTGAAAGCGATTTCTGTTTGCGAATGCGGAACAGTAAGAGACGTTTCGGTTTATTCGTTAGTAAGGGGCGTTTCTGTTAGTTGCGGGTGCCACAAAAACGAGGTGTCAGGGAATAGGTTTAGGTCGCATGGAGGATCACGAACGCCTATTTATGGCGGATGGCGGGGGATGAATGAAAGATGCGAAAACACGAAACACGCGAGCTACATGGAATATGGGGGCAGAGGAGTAACTGTTTGCGAAGAGTGGGTGCATGATTTTGAAGAATTTAGAGATTGGTCGCAAGCGAATGGTTATGCGGACGGACTCGAATTAGACAGGGTCGATAACGACGCTGGCTATTCCCCAAGCAATTGCCGTTTTGTGTCGCACAAAGAAAATTGTAATAATCGGCGAAATAGCCAATGGGTTACAGCGTTTGGGGACACGAAGACTATCGCCCAGTGGTCTGAAGATTCCCGATGTGTAGTGGCACAAAGAACATTGGGTAGGAGAATCAAAAAATTCGGATGGCGTCCAGAACTTGCGATAACAACTCCGGCAACAAAAGGTATGCGCCGTCCTTCCTAGGTATGACCCATGCTCATCGAAGTCGCCGCCATCGCGTTCATTTTCGGCCTATGGGTCGGCGTTGTTCTCACGCTGATTCTCACGCCATCGCCGCCGCCGAAGCAAGAGCCAGAACATGATTGGTACGCCGAGGAACGGAGACGAATTCCATGGCAATAAAACCGGAATGGGAAGCATCTCTTGACGCTCTTGGGGAACTTGCCGAGGATTGGGACAGCTACGGCGCTGACGTGATTTCCCTAACAGCAATCGCAAAAGCCCGGTCAATTCTCGGAAATTTCACCGGCGACACTTCATTTTCGATATGCCCTGAATCCGGGGGCGGCGTGCTTATCGAGTGGAAAATCGGCAGCGTTGATTGCCACGTCGGAATTAGCCCCAACGGCGAAGTCGAAGTCTACGTCGGCGACAATTCTGAGTCTGTTCTTTTTCGCATTTAGCGAGCTAACCATGGGAATAATCGACGCCTTCACCGCCCTGGACGCCGCGAAAAAGCAACTCGCCCAAACGCTCGATGCGACGTTTCCGCCTGGAACGCCGGTTGTAATCCCGCAAGGGCCGGGCACGGTCGACGATCAGCGCCCGCCCGGATTTCCGGAATTTATCTACGTTCGCTCCGCGGAGCGCCGGGCTTTTTTTGTTGCGCATGTCACCACGATTCGGTCCGCATGAAAAGGAATATCCAATGAACAACATGAGCACAAGAACAATCGCCAACCGCGAATGGATGGAATGGCGAGCGAAGAACACACCTAGCATCATCCTCCAAGTGATGCAAGCCGGGGTTGCGATCATGTGCGCGGCGTTTCCGTCTCTGGCAGATTTCTTTATGCGACTCAAGCCGAACCACAAAAAGTAAAACGCATGATCCAATGGCTCCTATCCCTGTTTCCCCCGCGTGACGTTCGCCGTCTGGCTTTGTCGATCCCGCGTTCGCCGCAATGGCGAGCCGTGCGCGATCGGTTCGTAAAAGCCAATCCTCAGTGCCGGGTATGCGAGACGCGAAAAAATCTGGAAGTGCATCATATTGAGCCGTACCACCTGGGTTCGTGGCAATCCTGGAACCCTAACGTAGTTTGCGATGCGGCGGCATGGGCGGGTAAAATTCGGGACCGACCGTAAATTTCACCAAGTTCACGGGAGGTATCCATGCCATGCGTTATTTATTGCTCGCCCTGGCTATGGGGATCGTGGGGAGTGCCGTACAGGCATCACCACCAACTGCCTGCGTAAATTGCCGTTGCCACGAACGCGGGTTCCCTGGATGCGATTGTGAGCAAGGTGATTATTGCCGTTGCATCCTTATTTCCGCAGATGCCTCGATAGACGCCGAGGCCGTGCTAAATGACGGCTCACGCATCCGGTTAGTGACGCCTGGCGACTCCATCGAAATCCAAACTCCCTACGGCAAGCTCGCAATTCCATTCGGCGAAATCCGGAGAATCGATTTCGGGTTTCACTACCCGCCCGGCGCGAAAGAAAAAATCGACGCTGCGATAAAATCTCTCGGCGCGTCCGCGTTCAAGGAACGAGACGCGGCCGAACGCGAGTTGATGCACATTGGACCGCTGACATATCGTGCCGCGTCATCCGCTCTCAAGAGCGACAATCCCGAAGTCGTCGCGCGTGTCCGCAAGATCGTCTCACGCATCGAGGCGGCGCATTCGCGAGACTCGCTCGCCCGTGACAAGGACAGGATTTCCGCCAGGGACTTCACGGTTATCGGCACGATTCTGGCCCCGTCGCTTGCCGTAAAATCCAGCGTGCTTGGCGACGTTGTTTTGCCGGTCGCATCGATTCGTTCAATGACTTTTTTGGGCATCAATTCCGAAGCGAACTTGAAAATAGAAGCTGATGGGAAATGGGTCGATTCCGGTATCGATATGGATGAATTCAGGAAACTGACCGCTTCCGCGTCCGGCCAAGTTGATATTTGGCCGCAAGGGGCGGGGCAATATGTGACCGGGCCGAATGGATTCACCACGAACGCGGCGGGAGGCTTGGCTTTCCCCGCCGGATCGCTTCTCGGCAAAATCGAAGGGGATATTTTCCTGATCGGCGATTCGTGGACCGGAACAAAGGCCGGGCGGTTGTTTTTGAGTGTCGCACCCTCACCGTGGAACACGCCGTCAACCGGGTCGTATGCCGTGCGTCTGAATTTGCAAATCAAGTAGGTGACTCACGCCGACGCCGGGGCGGTGGGAGCGTAGACCCGATACCGGCGCGGCGTGATGTTCGTTGCAATTTGATTTTCCCGACGTCAATTCCGTATCATCCCTCAAATAGAAAAGCCCCGGAAGCTGCTTCCAACGACTTCCGGGGCATCGACCAGCAGACTATCGACCAACGCGAATTCCTTCCGCAACAAGGCACCCCATAGCGTAGGGCTACCAAAATCCTACACTCCAGGGGCCGCGACGTGAAGCGCTCGAAGAAAAAATCTCCGCAGTCCAATTCCGCCCCGCGCCGCATGTGGCGAGAAATCCTTATCGAACTAGGCATCCGCGCCAGCGACATCGACGCCCGCCGTGTGGGGCCGGGGCAGTTAAGCGATGCTCTCGAATCCGCGCAATTTCCCGCCGACGTTATCGCCGACGCGATTAGGCTTTTCGACACGCCGGGGGGGCGGATGAAACGAAAGACGAAAAAAGACATGGCCGCCGAACCGATCCCAGCAGCGTCAAAAACTCGAGTTAAGCGCGTCGAGATCCTCGCCGAGCGCGTCGAAAAACAGGTGCGGCTTTACCACGCGGGGGATGACATTCGCGGGATGAACGTCTCCACGAAACGGCTTGCGCTGGCCGCACGCCGGGGCCGGCCTCTTGACGACGACGGCGAATACATCGACGACGACACGGACCCCGTCGATTTGGACGAAGCTCCGCGGCGGGCAATGATCGAGTATCGCGAGAAAAAGGCGAGAGAAAAACGGGAGAGGGAGGGCACCGACGCGGCTCCGGTGGACTCCGAACATGCGTTGTCTTTCGCGGCGGCGGTTGCGTAAAAACGCGGGACGTTTTTCGTAAACCTTTGCGATTCACTATCTTGCAATTTGTGTCCATTTGGACACACGGAGATAAAATGGCCAATTCATCCGCGAAACATCTGGCGATTTATGACGACGATGGCAGCGTGTTGACCCTCAATGAACGTGACGCGCTCAAGCGAAACGAGCTTGCCATATCACGCGGAATTTCGCATTGGCGCGAAGTCGGCAGTGCTCTATGCGAGATTCGCGACGGTCGTCTTTATCGCGAGAAATTCTCCACGTTTGAGGCGTACCTCGCCGAGAAGTGGGGCGTAAGTCGCCGCGAAGGATATCGGCTGATCGAAGCAGCGGCGGCGGCGAATAACGTCGCCGCGGCGAAACCGTACACGCCCACTCCGTCGCGCGGTATCGATCAGCACGGACGAGACGCCGGCCTTGATTCCGCCACGGCTGATGCGCTCGCCTTGACGCGCAACGTCGCCCGCGCGCTCGCGGATTATTCACCGGAAATGCAGCGCCGCGTCTGGAAACGTCTCACAGGCGACGAAACCGCGCCGCCCGCATCACAGACGCCAACGGTCAAGGAGATCCGCCACGCGGCAAGCATAATTGCCGTGGAGGACGCGCAACGGCACATGGCGACATTGCCGCCGCGCGATCGACCGAAGCGAGCCGAAGCGGACAAAAAGGCCGCAGCGGAAGAAGCCGCCGCAGCAGCGGAAGCGAAGAAAGAGAAAAAGGAACGCCGCGAAAAAGACCGCGCGAAGTTGGTCCGCTGGGCCGAAAAGCTATCGGCACTTGTCGGCCGGATGGAGTGCGGCGGCTGGGATGCCCTCGACGGCATGGCTGTAAAAGTGCTCGCCGTCGAGAACGAAATCAAAATTCGGCTGGCGGGGCGGGGTTAGGCGATGAGCCAGTCAACATTTTCTTTTAGTTCGATGGATTCGCTGCCGTCGCTTCCCGTTTCAAAATCCGCAACACCTTGTCTGCTTCGCCGGCCGAAAATCGCAACCAGCCGAGGCATCCGCCACGTTCGACCGTGATTCCAAGCCGCTTGAATGCCTCGATTCGTTCCAGGGTTTTCGCTTCCATGCGGTCGCTGAATGTCGTCGCCATCGTTCATCCCCTTTTGTTCGTGTTCTCCATCAACTCCATGCTTCAAGTATATCTCAGCGACATACAGAAGTCCAGACTATTTTCCCTTTTTCTTCAAAATCTTTTTCGGCTCCGGCGTGGGCAACACCACGTCGGCCAATCGTTGCAGCGCGTGCCGCAAAACGTCGGCCCGGCTGCGAACGCCGGTGGGCGCTTGGAGCTTGTCCATGGTTTCGACCTCCTGGGAGGTGAATCGGAATGTCAGTGGTTTCAATGCTGGCATGGTGGGTTCCTTTGAGTGTGGCCCCGGCGATGTTGCCGAGGGGCGGTGGTGTCTATCTCTTGATCCTGTTCCAGATTTTTAACGCTTGAATCGTGCAGTACCCGTACAGCCAATCCGTCCACTCGTCGCGCCCGTTCACTGGTCGCTTCGATTCCAGATTCTCCGGCATCCCTTTCGGGGTTCGCTCCGGGAACCGGCGAGTAACGACCAATCGGCATCGCGAGCATCCGACGCCGCCCGACATCGCTGAATCGACTCCAGCCCAAACCTTGTCGATCTTCCCGCACGCTGGGCACGGGAGAGGATCGACGGAAGGCTGGAACGATTGAAGATGCCAATTGTTGAACTTCATAGTCCCATCCTCACCAGCCGGAATACGCTTACCCATGCGTGCCCCAGATTAACAAGTTCGTCACCTTCGGCTGTCTGGATCGCGTCGGTGATTGCTTCGAGAATCTTTTGCATCGTTCATCCCCTTTTCAAAAGTGTTCTTCATCAACTCCATGTTTCAAGTATATCTCAGCGATATACAGCTGTCAAGACTATTTCCCCTTTTTCTTCAAAATCGTTTTCGGCTCGGGCGTGGTCAAAACCGCGTCGGCAAGTCGCTGGATCGCGTGCCGTAAAACGTCGGCACGGCTACGCACGCCGGTCGGGGCTTGGAGGCGGTCCATAGTTTCGACCTCAGCGGCGGTGAAGCGGAAAGTCAGTGGTTTTAGTGCTGGCATGGTGGTTCCTTTGAGTGTGGACCCTGGCGAAAGTGCCAGGGGCGTGAAGTGCGGGGTTATTCTTTCGACAAAATGATAGCTCGACCAAACCCCGCCAAGGAATCGACCTGCCCCAGCTGACGGCGATCCTGCCTCACCTGCCGCCCAGCGTTGCGGCCATGGCGGAGCTTCAATGGTGGTCGGGAATGCGACCGTCTGAGGTAGTCGCGATGCGGCCAGGGGACATTGAAGTAGTCGGCGACGTCACCCTCTACTGGCTCGCCAAGCATAAAAACGATTGGCGGGCCGGGCGTGAACGGGAAGCGGTTGTACTCGGCCCCGAGGCCGTGCGCGTTCTTGCTCCATGGCTGGCCGCCGCGAAGCTCAAGGGAGATGTTCCAATCTTCCCGAGCGGCAAGACGGGGAAGCAATACACGACGGGCGGATATGGCCAGGCCGTTGCGGGGGCGTTTGAAAAGAATCCGACGTTGACGCGATTTTGTTGCTACCAACTCCGCCATTCATTTAAGAGAAGAGTTGTCAGAGAGTTAGGTCTTGACGCGGCTCGCGCGGCCATGAGGCAATCGAGCATTGGAACAACAGCCGCTTACGACTCGATTCGAGATATGAAAATGGCTGCCGAAACAGCTAGAAAAATAGGCTAATCCGTCAGCTGCAAGGCGATATAATAAGTGATCGTCGGAGTCGTTACACTCCGACGATCCACACAACCACCTTGCATAGAAAGATGGCCATGCCTGAACAGGTTATTGCAACCGCAACCGAAATTCAAGACACCCAAGAAGAATGGCGTCCCATCCCTGGATGGCCATACTACCAAGTATCAGATTTTGGGAGAGTCAAGACTTGCGCCCCGCATGGGAGAGGCACAAAAGAAAAGCCCTGGAGGCTTTTATCTGCATCAAAGGCGGGCACAGGCTACCTTAACGTTTCTCTTCATCACAGAGGTGAATCAAGAAGAGTCTACATCCATCGGCTTGTTCTTGAAGTGTTCGTCGGCCCACCGGAGCCAGGGATGCAAGCTCGCCACATCGAAAACAATAACCGAAAAGACAACCGGTTAGAAAACCTCAAATGGGGCACCGCGCAAGAAAACTCTGACGACATGGTTGCGCACGGGTCTCGCGTCTACGGAAGTTCGTGCCACGCCTCCAAGCTGTCAGAAGCAGACATCGAAACGATTGCCGACCTTCATCACAATGAAGGCGTTCCGGTAAAGCAACTCGCAATTCGGTTCGGCATACGAAAAGAAAATATGTCAAAAATCCTGAACGGACACCACTGGGGCAGCGCAAATATCAAACGGAAAGCAAAGAAAAACGACTTCCCCTCATTTATCACAACAAAAGAAGCAGCCGATAGACTTGGCATGACGCGGGCTAGGATACACCAGCTTATAAAAGCTGGCGTTTTGGCGTTTGTGCTGTACCGGAAAGGAAAACTAATCGACCCAAAAACGGTTGATACTGAACTTGCGAGACGACGCGATCTTGAGGCGGCTAAGGATGTGGCGCGGAAGACGGGATGATGGCGTGAAATTAGCCTACAACCTTGAACCCGGCGAGCCTTTGCCAGAGTTGCATCCGAATCTTCTCGGCGATTTCTACAGAAATGACAGGGGCTTTCGTCCCAAGACCGACGTGGAGCGGGCATGTGTCAAGGCTATCAATCGCTGTGTGTTTCTTGTCGCCGTCAAAGAAGATGCTGCCATGGTGACGTGAGCACGCCGCACAAATCGGGGCATCGCAAGTGAAGCAATCTGACTTCGCAGACGTGTAAGGCAATCCCTTCCCTGGGACAAATTCATCAAACCTATCCGCATTCAGAGCCGCTTGCCCGTTGCATTTTGTCCAACCTGAAATCTCGAAACCGAGAACGAAATCGCATAGAAGCGAAGATGGGTTTCCGCAAAATGCGCACTTGATTTTTTTCATAGAAAGGTGTGGGTGAAGTGGTGGCGCAGTCGGTGACGTTTTGTCACCGACTGGGTGTTTCAAAAAAAAGACCCGCTGGGGTGCAACCCAGCGGGCAAGAGATGTCGCCAACTTACTCGATTTTTGTAACGAAGAAGGGCTGCCGCCGCAAGGGGGAATTAAATCTTCGCCGTCACGCCGACTGCCAGCAACGCCGCGCGGCATATCGCGAGCGGGGAGGATTCCGCAGTCGTCGAAAATTCTTGATTGCGGTCGAGTCGGAAAAAGTCGACACACGCTCCCGGCCCTACGGTCACGCTGCCGACCGTGAAATGCCAACCGCCAGCCCGCATCGCCTCGACGACTTGGAACGCCGCCGCAATGTCGGTCGAATACGCTGGCACGCCCTCTGGGAACGGGTTGCCGTTGAAGTTTCGCATCAGAAATAACGGCTTCCCCCCCATGACATTAGCGATCCACGCATCAAGTCGAGGCCCAGCCGGTTCGGAAAGAATTTCGTCGCGGGGCATTTCTATTCTCATGGCCGCCAATTCCAAACATCTTCCCCGCCCATCACGCCGGAAAGGTACTTCCCATCCTGCTTGTCGTGCCGGACATATTTCGCGAGAAAATCAACCTTGAAGTCCATCGTTTTCCGGTCGAACCGTTCGACGCGATAGACTACGCCCTCGACCTGTTCAAGTGCCCCGTGGTAGCCGTATGGACCAAGCAGACGAATCGCTTCCTCGACCGGCATCGCTTCGTCGTCCCAATTCAATCTTTTCGGTGTCTGGAATGCGCCGTCAATTTCGCTATTGAAATTGCTATAGGTCATCCGTTCCGTCCCGGTCATCAGATCGAAGGCAACGAATGGCTCCAAAATGGCAAGATGGTATTTCGTGCCGTGCGCCAGCGCGAGCCATTCGCCGACGACCCTTTGCCCTTCGCTGAGCAAGCAATCGAAACGATCACAATTCGCGTCCACCCAATCGGCCCAAAGGTGATGCTGGGCATACGGCGACGTTCTCGCATGGTATCCGGCGCGGGTCAGCGCAAGGATTTTCCCGTCGATCTTCGCGGCCGACACGCAAGAGCCGTCGAGCTTTTCCTGAACGATTACAATATCGTGCCGATCTCTCTTCTTGACCGTGCAGATTCGCGCCTGGCCTGCGTGAACATGCCAATCGCTAGGTCCGACGCGGCTGGTCGGTAGGTGCCCGATGCTCCCGTAGGCTTTTTGACCGAGCGGCTTTGCAGCCTTAACAATTACTTCTTGATTCGTCATCGGTTCATGTCCTCAATCACCTTTTTCGCGTTCGCCTTCCACGCAGAAACCGTTTCCGCGTTGTCGCCGCTGCATTCCGGCCAGTCCGGAGCGGTGGTCAGCGTGCCGGCTTCCACGAGGTCGATTGCTTCGCGCAGTAGTGCGTAGATCTTGCCGAAATGGGTGCGAGCCAGGCACACGAAATTCGCGTCCGCGCGAGAAAAAGTCTCGCCTGTCCGCGCGATCGTATTGGCATTCGCGTGGTGTTGAATGTGCGCCACGGCCGTATCGTTCGCGTCGCGAATCGTGCCGTCGCCGTCAACAGTCCACGGTGCCGGGCTGAGATTGGTCGAGTCGATCAATTTATCCTCCTCCTTCACCAGGCTTTCTTGCACGCGCATTCCCGCTTACTTTTTTGCCGCGTCCGCCGCCTTCCATAGCCCGCGCGCCGCGAGGTACGCCTCAATCGCTGCAATCGCCACGGCCGTTACCGTTGATTTCTCGCGGGCGGCGAGCTTGCGTAGCCGGTCCAGGTAAATCGGATGCATGCGCAGTTGCAGCGGCTGGAATCGGTGCCGGTCTTTTTTTGCGGCCATTGTTTTTCCCCTTTTTTTTATTTCAGGCTTGACTCGTGGCAATCCACTGATTATATTCTACTCAGACGAGAACGAAAAGTTAACCCGCTTCAAAGCCAGCAAATTACTTCCGAAGTGAAACCGCATTCAGGCATGAAGCGGGCGGGGTGAACAGCCGTAACCACAACAGCCGGCGGCCCCACTCTTTTACTCTTACGCAGGAGGCGACCCCATGCGGACCTACCGAAACGACAGTTGCGGCGACCACGGCGGAGATGACTATCTTCAGCCGTTCGCGATCTCCGCGCCTCGCGCCGAAGCCGAAGACAATTATTCCCACGTTCACGTACACCTTCTTTCGCGACTCGATCAGGCAATCGAAGCGCACCACGCTTTTTTTGAACAAATCCGCGACGAAGTCGGAACGTCGGATTTCAACCGCGTGCTACTTCAGCACGTCGCGCGAACCGAAGAGGCGACTGCGCAGGCGACAGAGATTCAGCACGATGGGTTGCAACTGCCCCCCTCAGCGTGGGCAAGGCTGTTCGCCAACAACCTTCACTCATTGGGGATCTTGATTATTCAGCGGTGGGCGCTGGAACGCGAAGCGTCGGCGAAAGGCGGTGCATCATGAAGATCGAGGAAATCTACGCGATTGCGCCGGATGCGAACGGCTGGAGGACGATGCCGAGCGGGAATCGGATCAAGTTGGGCGACTACGTCATTATCGGCGACTACGTCATTATCGGCAACTACGTCCGCATTGCCAGCGGGGTCCGCATCGGCGACTACGTCATTATCGGCAACTACGTCCGCATCGCCAGCGGGGTCCGCATCGCCAGCGGCGTCAGCATCGCCAGCGGCGTCAGCATCGCCAGCGGCGTCAGCATCGCCAGCGGCGTCAGCATCGCCAGCGGCGTGACGCTAACGAAATCTCCTCTCCAGATCCATGGGCCGGAATTTATCGTCTACCCGCACGCTGCTGGAATTATCGGCGTGGGCTGCACGATTCTGTCTTTGGAAGAATGGTGTGAAAAAGGCGAGGCGTTGGCGAAAGCGAACGACGTTGATTTTGAAAAATACCGCCCGCTAGTCGAAATGGTCGCGGCGTGGATGGGATCTGACGAGGAGTGGATCGAAGGGACGAAGGGGAACGACGCGAAATAGACGGATCGAAAGGAGGAGGTCCGATTTACGCCCGGCGGGTGACTCAATCCCCCGCCGGGCACATTGAATCGAAGGATCGAACATAAAGGAAAAACCATGCTTGTTATCACCCGCAAACTTAACGAACGAATTCTCATCGGCGACGCGATCCGCGTGACGTTGATCGACTCGAATTTCAACCGCGCGAGAATCGGGATCGACGCTCCGCCCGATACGAAAATCTATCGCGAAGAAATCGCCCCGGTCGGGTTCCATACCTTATGGGGCACGGTCAGGCCGGACGATGGATTCATGCCGGAGTGCGAGCCATGAACATTCCGCTTACACTTACTCGCGATGGTGAGTCAATAAATATCATCGTGGTCGACGCGATATATTACCCTGCGTCGCGCGGCTACAGAAACAGCTACGGCGTGCCAGAGGAGCCGGACTATGATGCGTGCTGGGAGTGGGACGATATCACGGGCGCGGACGGCGGGCCGGTGGATCTGACTGACGACGCGATTGCGATGATTGATGGGCTTCTCGAAGATTGGGCCGCGAACAACTAAGGAGTGGACTGATGGACGCAATGCTATGCCGGCCTGTTTCTGCTAAGGCTGATTCGGTCGACGGTATGACGTGGATCACATTCCGCGACGCCAAAGGAAGTGACGTTACCGTCCACTTCGATTCGGCCGAAGAAATGCAGGCGTGGCTTGCCGACTTGCAAGCCTCAGCGAAAGCCGTATTCGCGAACGAGCTTTCCCAGCCGATTGCCGAGGCCGCGATGGCTCGCCAGTGTGCTTGGTGTGGCGTGATTCTCGGGCCGGCCAAGCCGTCCGCGCGAGTCGGCGTGAGTCATGGGATTTGCGCGGCGTGTGCGGCGAAACAGTTGTATGGGGTTCGGATTGTTGGGTGATTTACAGGAGGTGCGCGATGGCGAAGAAACGGGATTGGGTTTGGGTGAGTCGTGATATATACCTGAGTGGACCGAGTATGGTTGTCGATATTTGGCCGGAGAAAGAAAAGCCTGCGGCTTTCGAGTGCGGTGCGCGGGTGGATTTCAGTCAGGGTGCTGCCGATTGCGCGACGGTTTGCAACAGTTTTTTTTACCAAATTCACCGGCATCAAAATCAAACCTGGCGATTGCCGCAAGGTCCGATTCAAAGCTGAGTTTGCTGAGTGATTCACGGACTGGGGGACCGGGCAAGGAAGCCCGTTGAAATTCACCCCTGGGGTGATGTTTTTGAGGGATTGGGTGATGGAACGACGGGAACTCCTAACGCATTCGCGAATGTCCGCGTTCAAAGAATGCAGGCGAAAGCACTGGTATTCCTACGAACTCGGCTTGCGGCGAATAGACGACGCGAGAGCGCTGCGCATGGGGTCCGCCATGCATGACGGTATCGACGCACTTGGAAACAATCTCGGCGTCGAAGTAGCATGTGAGCGAATTGATACACGATATGCGAATTGTCCCGATGCTTTCGATGGCTACCGTTGGGCAATCGAGCATGAAACGATGCGACGTCTCGTCTGCGCTTACGATTGGCGATGGGGCGAGTCGCCGATTGAAAATGTCTGCGTCGAGCGTGCGTTTTCGTTGCCGCTCATCAACCCGGCCACTGGTAGGCAAACACCATCTTTCGACCTGGGCGGCAAGATCGACGGAGTTGTCCGCCTTGAAGATGGACGGCTCGCGGTCAAGGAAACAAAAACCGTTTCGGAAGACATCGGCCCGGATTCACCGCTTTGGCGTCGGCTCCGCATGGATCAACAGATAACGCTCTACCTTCACGCGGCCCGCGAACTTGGCTTTCCGGTCGAGACAGTCCTTTACGACGTGATACGCAAGCCGACGATTGATGCGACGCCGGTGCCCCTGACTGACGAGGACGGGAAGAAGATCGTTCTCGATGCTCACGGCGAACGCATTCGGAACACCACCGGCAAGAAGGAGTGGCGTCAGACGGCCGACGTCGAAAAGGGCTACGTTCTCCAAACGCGGTCGATGTCGCCGGACGAATGGGGCGAGAAGCTGACGGCGGACATCGTTTCGCGACCCGACTATTATTTCGCCCGCGTCGAGATTGCTCGCCTTGACGCGGACATTGAGGAATTCAAAGCCGAGCTTTGGGACGTTCAATTAAGCGTCCGCGACGCGCAGAAGAACGGCAGGCACTACCGAACCGTGAACCGCAACTCATGCGGATTCTGCACCTATTTCGACCTGTGCTGCACGGGCCAAGAAATTAACCCAGCGTATCCACCGGCAGGATTTACGATCCTGACCGATCCACACCCTGAACTAGAAAGAGTGGAAAACTTATGCGAATCTGCAAAGGATGCGGGATAAACTTCGTGCCAAAAAATAAGAGAAGCCCAGGAACATATTGTTCTAAGCCGTGCGGGCTGCGGCACAGGAACGCTCAGCGAATCAACAGCGGGGAACCATTCGAGCAAAAATACGACATCGACCAGTCTACCGGATGCTGGGTGTGGAAGCGAGCGTCCGACCGTGACGGATATGGCAAGCACAGGTCATACAGAGACGGCAAATCGGCAGACAAGCGAGCCCACGTCTACTCTTACGAATCCACTCATGGCCCCGTGCCAAAAGGTTTGGTTTTAGACCATTTGTGTAGGAACCAGTCATGCGTCAACCCTGAACATCTTGAGCCTGTCACTGTAGCGGAAAACAGAAGACGTGGCGCGAATATGAAGTTAAACGCCTCGCAAGTGGAGCGTATACGAGAAAAATACGCCTCTGGTGGAACCAAGCAATCAGAATTAGCGATTGAATACAAAGTGTCGGCAAGCCAAATACACAGAATTGTTACTGGCCAGGAATGGACTATTGGGATTGATAACCAGAAACTCACATTCAACAACTCTCTACAGTGGAAAAGGAGAAAACATGGAAACTGCAATCAAGCCACCGCCACCAAGGCCGATTCCGCCACCACCGATCAAGCAATCTGCTAGGAATGGGGACGCCCCATTGCCGACAAAAGGGAAATTCAAGATCGATGTTGGTGTTAAAACCGGCATGCAAAAAGTGGTTATCTATTCCAGCGGCGGGGCGGGAAAAACATCGCTGGCCGCATCCTTGAGTCAGGTTGGGATAACTCCGCTTATTCTGGACCTGGAGCAAGGCAGTAAGCATTGTGACGTTTCGCGGATCGACACTATCGAATCGTGGGACGATCTTCGGTCAATCCTTCACGACCAAGAATTGCTCAGACCTTTCGGGGCAATCGTCATCGACTCATTGACCAAGGCCGAAGAAATGGCGACGGCTTGGACTTTGGAAAATGTTCCGCACGAAAAAGGCCATTTCGTTTCGAGCATTGAGGGCTACGGGTTCGGGAAAGGAGTAACCTATGTTTACGAAACCATGCTTAGGCTTATCGGCGATCTGGACGCTATCGCTAGGTCGGGAAAGCATGTGGTTTGCACGGCACATGAATGCGTAACGAATGTGCCGAATCCAACCGGGGAAGACTGGATTCGTTACGAGCCGCGTTTACAATCGCCAACGAGTGGCAAGTCATCCGTTCGCCACAAAATAAAAGAGTGGGCCGACAGCCTTCTCTTTATCGGATACGACACATACGTGACGAAAGACGGTAAAGGCCAAGGGTCCGGCACTCGCACGATTTATCCATGCGAAATGCCGACCCACTTGGCAAAATCTCGCTCTCTCTCTGAGCCGATCCCGTACGTTCGCGGATCGGCCGATCTTTGGAAACAGGTATTCGGAGGTTAATAATTATGGCTCAGCAAGTTGACCGAGAAGGAGTCTTTCGCGCGGAGATAAAAGCCTACGGCTTACGCGCGATGGAAAGCGGGTCGGTTTGCGTCACGATCCAGGCGGCGCTGTTCCATTTTTGGGAAGGTGATGCGTGGATTCCGTGGTCGGAGTACGACATGGAGGCGACCGGCGACATTTGGATCATCAAGACCGATGGCACGCTCAACGACGGCGCGGCGAAAAGCCTCATCAATAACGCTGGATGGGACGGAAGTATCGAGTCCATCGTCAACGAAACGTGGCAGCCGACGCCGTGCCAGGTGACGATCAAAGCGAATGAATACAAGGGGCAAAGAAGCCTCAAGATTGCTTTCGTCAACGACTTTGATCGGACGCCGGGCGGACTCGGAAACGTCGATTCGGATCGAGCGAAGGCGTTCCAAGCGAAGTTTGGGCCGTCTCTTCGCGCGATGCTCGGCAACGCGAAACGCAACACGGCTCCACCAGCGGGCAAGCCGAAAGCGCCGCCTCTCAGAGTGCCTGAGACTCCGGCAACGGCGGGGAGCGGGCTCTCTCCGAGTAATGGTGAGCGGGATAACGAAATTCCGTTTTGATCTTCCGCCGGCGGTAAGCCCTCGTGGTTCATCCCCCGCGAGGTTACTTCCGACGGTGGTTCAAACGTGCCCTTGTCTGAGCGGGGCAATGCGTCGGCGGCGTGGACGGTGACACGCGACCCGGTAACAATAGGCGTCCGATCAGAGCGGTGGGACGGCCATAAGCGGGTTCAATTCCCGCCCGACGCAATGAGATCCGATTATCAACACGAAAGGAAGAAACAATGGCAGGCAACACTCGCGGAACATATCGAAGCAAATCCAACGGCGGTCAAGGCGTGCCGACCCCGCCCACGTTTGATTTTGCTTACCTGAAATCATGCTGGCCGGAAACGACGCACAAGGAACCGCATCGCGGGCCGGGGAATACCGGCAAGACGAAATCGGAGCGACGGGCGCTCGCAAAGAAACGGTTCGGCATACCGAGCAAGGGACGGTTGCCAGTTGGTATTTCGGCGTGATTTAATGCGTCGGCGGCGTGGACGGTCAACTCTGACAGGTTGATTTACACTCGGCTGCATGAGCCAAAATCTTGATTTTTCAGGAGCGGTGGAGCGGTTCCCCCGTGTCCCGTCTTTTTGAAAAAAGGAATTCCATGGCGCAAGAAATTCTCTCAATCGACAACCTGGGCGATCTATCCAATGGCGCGGCCCGCCTGATGATCGACCGCGAAATTTACAAAGCTGTTGCCGACCTATACGACCGTGGCAACGAAGACGGCAAGCCGCGAATCGTGTCGATCAATCTCGAAATCACGCTCAAGGGCGACATTGTCTTGGCCGCCGTCCGTTGCGGCGTCAAGCTGCCGCCGATGCAATCTGGAAATACCGTCGCCGAAGTCCGGCGGCGAGGAAATGAGGACGTTCTGCTTTTTCAAACGCTGAACGCCGACCGCGTGGACCAAAACACGTTCCAGGAATTTGAACCGAAGGAGGGCGAATAATGCTTGCGGAATTTTTGAAGGCACTGGCGGAACAATCAGTCAAGGCGGCGACCGTGTCGCCAGTGCTCATCGACTTGACGAAGGATTACGTTTTTCGCGATGGCGACGGCCGTATCGAATACCTTCACGGCGGCCCGCCGTATCGAAGCCACGAAGCCGACGACCTCGAAACTATTGTTGCCTTCGCGAACGATCCGCAATGGCCGAATGCCGCACTCTGGTATTCTTCGGCTCAGGTGGTTTGCCTTCTCGACGGCAAAGATCGTCGCGAAGGCGTGCGGCTAACATTGGAAACGTCGCCGCAATGGTCCGATTTGGTGTCCCAAGACGCGGGACCGAAAGGCATGAGCCAGCGGGAATTGTTGTCGAAACTTCGCATTCTTTATCGCGACAACCTTGAACGCGCTGGCGACATTATCGGCGTCCTTAAAGTAATCGACTGGAAGGCGGGAGCCGCCGGAAACTCGAATATCGACCGCGGGAAAAGTTCGGTCGGAAAGACGATTACGGCCGAGCTTCAAGGCGTCAAGAACATCCCGGAATACGTCTCGCTTATGGTTTCGCCGTGGCTTGGCGTGATGCGTTCCGTTCACGTCGTCGTGGAGTGCGCGATCGAGATTGATGAGGCGACCCAGACTTTCAAGTTTTTCCCGTTGCCAGGACAACTCGATAAAGCGAGCGTCGAAGCGGAAGCTGAGTTGCACGCGAAGTTGGCCGCAATGCTGGAAACGGTCGACGTGCCGATCTATCACGGGGAACCGTGATCCAAAGCACGCTCTGGCGAGGCCCGCAACCCAAGCGGCGGGCGATGGTTCGATTCCATCCGTGCGTTTTGGCTGGGGGCGAAATGAATCCCGCCGCGTATCCAATCGCGGGGGCCGGCGAATACCGCGAATAAGTCGGGACGCCTCCAGCCATTTTTGAAATCAGGAGAGTTTCGCCATGCTTCTTTTTTCCGCCCTCTTGCTCGCAGACCTCGGCGAGATAGCAACCGTAGAACCGCAGCCTAAACCCGAGCGGCTTCCCAGCGAGCCGCAAGGCCACTGGCCTATAGCCGGGCGCGGGTGAGCCGCGCCAAAATCCCGCCGTGATTTTTTAAGAGGGGTTGCGGCGGGTGAGTTTTTCAATGGTGTTTGATTCGCAGACAGAGAGTGACCATCAAAATACGCTTGGCGGGAGCCGCTAAAGCGGGACCAATTACCAGGAGGTGCATGATGAGGATCAAGTAGGCAGAGACAATTCATATAGATTGGCTGCCGGTCATGGGGCCGGCAGCATGTACAGCCAGGAGTATCAGTCATGCAAGGCCGTCTTTTCGATCTATCATCCCCAGACATGCCCCCCATCGTCCACACCTCGGACCCAGCCACAAGCCAAGAGGCCGCCGACCGAGTGACGAAATCCGGACAGCGGGACAGGAACGCTGCTATTGTTCTCCGGCTGGTTCGCGAACTGCCAGGCCGCACGGCGACGGAACTTTGGGACGAATGCGGATCTGAGGTGCGGGACAAGTTGAAAGAGTCGCAGGAGATTCGGCGCCGGCTTACTGACCTGCTGCACTCGGGGGCGGTGCGGCAAGAGGGGCAGCGGCGGTGCCGGGTGCGGGGTAGCTTTATGGTTGTTTGGGGGATAGCTCCATGAAAGCTCCCTTCCCCTGGTTCGGAGGCAAGCGCCGCGCGGCCCCGATTGCCTGGCAGCGATTCGGCGACGTGAAAAACTACATAGAACCCTTCTTTGGATCGGGAGCCGTTTTGCTTGAGCGCAAGACTCCGTTCGATGGCGTCGAAACCGTGAACGATCTTGACGGCCTGGTTGCGAATTTTTGGCGGGCCGTCGCCGCGAACCCGGACGCGGTTGCCGATCATGCTGATTGGCCGGTGAACGAAAACGACCTGCACGCGAGGCATGCCTGGCTCGTCGGGCAAAAAGACGCGATTCAATCCAGGCTTGAAGGGGATGCGGATTTCTTTGACGCAAAAGTCGCTGGCTGGTGGGTGTGGGGCATGGCGTGCTGGATCGGGAGCGGATTTTGTTCGGGACACGGCCCTTGGCAGGTCATCGAAAAGGACGGCACCAGGCAACTCGTCCACCTTGGCGACGCGGGGCGAGGGGTGAATAGGCAACGCGTCCACCTTGGCGACGCGGGGCGAGGGGTGAATAGGAAACGCGACAATCACCGGGAATGCCTTTTCGATTACATGCGGGGGCTATCGGACAGGCTGAGGCATGTGCGCGTTTGCTGCGGTGATTGGTCGCGAATCATGGGTGAGACGCCAACCGAGACTTTCACTCCGTGCGGTGTCTTTCTTGATCCGCCCTACGCGGACACGGCGAAGCGAGACAAGGATTTGTACCGCGTCGATTGCCTCAAGGTCGCGCACGATGTTCGTGAATGGGCTATCGCGAACGGTGACAACAGGAACCTGAGGATATGCCTCGCTGGATACGAAGGAGAACACGTTATGCCGGAATCATGGGATTGCGTCGACGGCGTAGCTGGCGGTGGCAGCGGCTACGGGGGGCAATCGAAAGGTGGCTACAAGAACGCGAAGCGGGAACGTCTTTGGTTCTCCCCGCATTGCGTCCAAGTTGGCGGCGGGCTGTTTGATTTAGTGGAGGCGGAGTAAATGCCACGCAACGTAGACGGCGCACGCTAGGCGACTATGCCTCACGCGACATGCCAGTTTGCTTTCTGTTTGACGATTTAGGTAAGGTTGGTGGCGTCTCCTACCAGGGACTCCAAAGACCACGATTCACACACTCGCCCTCGCGCGTCTTTCCCTGGTAGGTTTTCGCCGGGGGCGGGTGTTTTCTTCTCCAAGGTTTGGAGCGTCGCTGTGATTGTTGACCCTGATTTTCTTGACCATTGGAAAACAAGATTACTGGTCAACCTTCTCGCCGACGAGATTGCCCCTGTTTACGTCATTCGCCTTTGGGCACACTGTCAGATGCGTCACCAATCGACATTCGATGGACTTACGCCAGAAGCTCTCAAAGCTCTCTGCCGCTTTCCTGGACACGCCAACAAGTTGGAATCCTCGTTAGTGGCTTCGGGTTTTGTTCGCCGCGAGGGTACTCTCCTAAATGTCACCAATTGGGACACATACAACGCAAGCTTAATCGCAGCATGGGGTAACGGGTCAAAAGGAGGAAGGCCAAAAGGAAGCAAAAACCCAACGGTAACCAATGGAAAACCCACGGGTAACCCACGGGTTAGCGAGAAGAGAAGAGGAGAGAAGAAGAAACCCCCTTTATCCCCCAAGGGGGAGGGGGTGGTTTTTCCTCAAGAATTGGATAGCGACCGTTTTCGCGACGCGTGGTTCCAATGGGAACGGCACCGAAAGGAGTTGAAGGTCAAGGCGTACACTCCGACTGGAGTTGCGCGGCAGTTCAAAAAGCTGGCCGAACTTGGCGAGGACAGGGCCGTTGCCGCGATTGATTTTTCGATCCGGCAGAATTACCAGGGAGTTTACGAGCCGAAGGAAGCGAACGAGCAGGCCACTAAGGAGCCGTTCAGGCAAAAAATCATGACGGAAGAAGAAGCCGCCGACTGGAGGATGGGGTCATGATTTCCGCAACGACAAAAACTACCGGCGAATGGAAGACGGAAGCCGAGGCGTGGGAAGATTTTGACCGCGTGATAGATCAATCTGCCGCGTTCAAGGTCTATCGTGAAGTGGAAGGTTTCTACGTGCAACCTCGGTCATGCACCGAAGACAAATCGGCAAGTATTGACCGGATACTCTGCCCGCTTCGCAAAGCAATCGATGCGGGATGGCCGGACGGTGCATTTGGCGTCGAAGGAAAAAAGTCAGGAACAAAGATCGGCAAGATTGTCGCTCAAGCGATGGATTATTCCAGGTGCGCGTTTCACTTGGACAGTGGGTTTGTGATTCTCTTGCCATGGGTGTTTATATTCCCCGCAGACGGACAACTTGGCGACCTTGCGAGCGTCATGGCGCACAATCGCATCGGGACTGCCTGCCTTTCCCTGAATGGGCGGTTGTGTTTTTCTTGCGCTGGAATCAATGGGATTGTTATTGGCCCTGATGGCGACATTGACGCGAAAAAGCTGCCGCTGGGCCAGAAAAGGGGGAGCAGATGATCGAATTCAAAAACATCCCCGGACCGCTCAAGGATCGTCGGCAATGGGTTCTTTGGCAAAACGTAGTTCGCGACGGGCACGCAACGAAAGTACCATTTCAATCGAACCACACGCCCGCGAAAGCGAATGATCCTAAAACATGGACCACTTTTGAAACGGTTCGCGCCGTCTACCTTTCCCACGAATACGCAGGCATAGGGTTCGAGTTTTCGTCTGACGACGGCTTTTGCGGCATCGACTTGGACGGTTGCCGCAACCCAGACACCGGAGAGATCGCGGAATGGGCCGAAGAAATTCTGTTGGGGTTCTCGACCTACTCCGAAGTCTCGCCAAGCGGAACCGGCGTGAAGTTGTTCGTGAAAGCGAAACTCCCATTCGACCGAGGCCGCAAAAAGGAACTGCCGAGCGTGCCAAGGATGGGGGCGAAGAATCCGGCAATCGAACTCTACGACCAGGCCCGCTACTTCGCCGTCACTGGTGAGCGGCTAAACCAATATCCAACAGACCCGCAAGACGGCCAGGAAGCGTTGCTGGCGTTGATCGGCAAGTATTTCGCAGAACCTATCCCTTCTGCCCCGCGCGTTGATTTCCGGTCAAATGATGCAGTTGTGGAGCGTGCCAGAAAGTATCTCGCTAAGATCCCGCCGGCGATGAGTGGAAGTGGCGGCCACAATCAAACCTTTCACGCGGCTTGCGTACTCGTCTTGGGGTTCGAGCTATCAGAGGGTGACGCGCTTGGTCTGCTCAGCGAGTACAACCAAAAATGCCAACCGCCTTGGAGCGAACGGGAGTTACAGCACAAAGTCGCGAGCGCGGCAAAGCAACCGGGGGAACGCGGATACCTGCGCAATGTATCGCCGGAACGGTGGGATTCCGTCAAGTTGCCCGCCTATGCCGCGCCAGTTGCCCAGAAATCGACGCGAGATGAGAAACCGGAGACTCGCCCGCCAGTCCTGCTTGTGGACGCGGCACGGAGTTACCTGGACGTTTTGCGGAGCGGCCAGGATGGGTTGGTGGAAATCGGAATCCCTGAACTGGACTACGCGATAGGCGGTGGAGTGTCGCCGGGAGAGATGGTGATATTTGCCGCGCGCCCCAGCCATGGCAAGAGCGCCGTCGCGATGCAATGCGTTCACGAATGGACGCGGCGAGGGATGCCTTGCACGGTCATCAGCGAGGAAATGTCGGCGATGGCGCTGGGTAAACGGACGCTGCAATTCCTCTCCCCTATGCCGGTGGATTATTGGCGGGATTCGGTGCCAGCCCTCGAAAGCGAACTTGCCGAGTATGCATCGACGCGAGCTGATTGTTTCGTCTACGAATCTTGCGGGTCAGCACTCGCGGCGGCGGATGCAATCGAAAAGTCGGTCAAGGAACGCGGGGTGCGGTGCGCCGTCGTTGATTACGCCCAGCTTCTTTCGTCGCCTGGCAAATCGCGATATGAGCAAGTTACGCAAACTTCTATTGTCTTGCGCCAGCTTGCATCGTCGCAAAAAATCGTCTTGCTTGTGCTCTGCCAATTAAACAGGGCGATTGAATCTCGCACGACTTTCAAGCCGCTAATGAGCGACCTAAAGGAGACGGGGCAGCTTGAGCAAGACGCCGATGTTATCACGTTCCTTTGCTGGCCGCACAGGATCGACCCGAGCGAACCGCCGAAGAAATACCAGTTCTTTATCTGCAAAAATCGCAACCGCGCGATCAATAAAGGCAGCGTCTTTTGCGAATTCGACCCGTCCCGGCAAACTGTCCGGGACCAAGTACCGGAGTACCATCATGGAAACGGAAGGATACCAGAATGACGGGCATCCTGTTGAACCAGATCCAGAACTTGACGCGAGCAAATACGAGCCTCCCTTCTGAAAACGCAGCGGCGAAATGATGGACGAAATGAACAGCTTCTTAACAGAATCCGAAATCGGCGACCTACAGGAATCTAACTTGAGCCGGAAAACTCCGTTCGCTATTCGCGGGGTATCGCAAACGCAATTCAGCATTGCCCGGCACTACGGCGGCATCAATTACCAGGGGCAGCCATACACCTACGTCCCTGAGACTGACGAACTTATCCGGGATGACGTGCTCAAGTGGGTGGTGAATCGACGCAAGGCCGCGAAGAAAAAGCCAAATGGCGTAGATAAACGGGATCTTTTTGAGGGCGAGAAATGAACATCGACAAAATACTAGAACAGCAAGCCCGCCAATATGAGCGAGCCGTTGAAATCATAGTTGAGGTGATGGCATCGCGAGGATTGCGCAACGCTGAGCCGTTGGCACGGGCGATCTTGTCCAGGCTCGCAAACGATAACCCGCCGATTCTTTTGGCGTATTGGGACGAATTGAGGGAGGACAATCAATGATCTGCGGAAAATGTCTCGACATCGAGGCCGAAGCCATTCGCATGGCCGGCGAAATCGCCCGACTCAAGGCGCTCAACGAATCCCTTGCCGCGGCAATTCTCGTGGCGTCCGAGGTGTTGGGAAAGCTCGCGGTGAGGTTCATGGCAGTGCTCGAAGAGATAGCCACTGACGACAACGGATCGGCAACGGTGGCAGA